TCTGCTACAAAAAATAATTAATCTGCTACAAAAAATAATTAATCTGCTACAAAAAATAATTAATCTGCTACAAAAAATAATTAATCTGCTACAAAAAATAATTAATCTGCTACAAAAAATAATTAATATGCTACAAAAAATATTAGTACTTTTTTCGCCCCTGATAGCAATTAATATACAATTTTATAGCTTCACGAAGTCCATCACTTGTGGTTTCTATATCCCTGTCGAACAATATCTCATTAAAATCACTAAGCATCTCTTCGTCGATTCTAGTTCTAACAGTGACATCTTTCTTACCAACCTTCTTCCTCGGTCTCCCTCTTCTCTCAATTTTGTCGCTCATATTCAACCTCCATATCCCAATCGAATTCCGCAAGTCCACTCCCCAAATAAGTATTGTTGCATTCCACCTCAATTCGCTTATGTGGTTTCCTCTTCCACCACGGCTTACACTCCACGACTACCGTCCAATCATACCCCTGCTCCTTACACGGCAGAATATAAAGTCTAGGCTGCGTCCCGCAAATAGGACACGGCTTAGCATGTTTCAATACCTCATAACCCATTTTTATTTTTAGTTTCATTGATAACTCCTTTCATTACAAAACTTCGGTGAGGCGATTCGAATATAAAAAAAGAAGCAGAGTCTGTAGACCCCACCTCTTTTTTCAGTTAGTTTGATCTTTTTAATCGGCAGATTTTCTTTCTGAGACGTTTATTCACCTTCTTGTATGTATTAGAATGAAACGTCAGGACATCCGTACATATCTCGTACGCTAAATCATTCCAGACATATTCATTACGTAATCTATCCTCTAATTCTTTAATAGTAGGCTGGATTACATTGTCATCACATTCCTTCATGATTTTCACTTTGATATAATCGGGCATCACCCGTACATACATTTTGTACACCTCGATGATAAACTTCACCCATACTTTGAACAACCAATTTTTAATCATAAGATCACTCTCCTTTCATTATAGGAGGTGTATTCACCACGAATAGAAAACCAAAAGGGGCAGTTTTTACACCACCCCCAATCGGTTTAAACCTATGTATTACTCCTTACTAACAAGAGTTGTCACTCCTCCGTTAATACACTGCTTGTAGTTCTCGATACCTGGAATCTCTTTCAATGCTTCGCCGAATTTACCCAAGTCCTCAAATGGGATTCCCTCCTTCAGCCATACGTCCTTCCATGTAGCTCCCGCGTCTGATGACAACTCGCTAACATAGTCACTTAATTTGACCGGGATCTCTAATACATCCATTTTGTTACATCCAAAATGATATACCTCGCCCGGCTCTAATGCGTCAATGTTAGGCATCTCAAACGTGATGGGTTCGCTGATCTTCTTGGCTGCATAAACAAGTCCTCCTGTGACCGTAAACAGACATCCGGCGAAAGCAATATCAACCCAATGATCCTTCGTCCAAGACCATACCTTCTGTGCCTTTTCCTTAACCTTCATAACATTTCCTCCTAAAATAATAAAGTAAACCATAATGGTTCCATAAAAGAATCTGTTTTTATCGCTAGCTAACATCACTTCACTACCGTTCAGTAATAAAGCGAAAAGACCCTGTGTTTCCACAGAGCCTCCTCGTTAAACCTATGTATTACTCGCCTTCGTTCGCGATTGACAATAATACACCATTGACCTTGATGGTATCTAAGTCTTCAATAGTCTCCGAATTCTCAGACAGCTCATGCAGCATATCATTCAACTTCATCGGCTCGTACGTTGCATACCACACCACGTCAGTATCCTCACACTGATCTATAATAACACTAAAAAGTTTTCTCTTAAATGAGTCCACTTCTTCAGTATCTTGATTGACCTGATTCTTACTACGAATAGCTGCATACGCAAGTACTCCACCGACCGCTGCTACGCCCGCAATCACTGCCCCAACCTTCTTCTTACTCCACTTAATACCTTTAATTCCTGCCATATTAAAGCCCTCCTAAAAATTCGTAGAACACATAGTTCTCATAATAGCGCATGTTCATTTAGCGAGTAGACTCTTCAGATCTCGAAACTCTGTATTCCATTTAACAGTACGCTTCTCCATATCCATCTCGAACCACTGTATCAATTGGAACAAAGGTTTATCATTAACATAGAAAGTCACGGTGTAGAGATCATCTCCGTTTTTGCGCTTTGTTACAGCCGAATGTTTCATAATAAGATGATGCCCAAACATATTATAAACTTCATCCTCGCTGTACCCATATTTAGCAAAACACTCGATTGTAAAACGCTCAAGTTGAGAATACATCTTATGAGTAATCGCATCTATAGCTGTCTCGTAATACATCATTCTTCAACCCTCCCTAACTTACCAAACCATTCTTCATAACTAGAAGCACAATCTGGACAGAAATGAATATCTTCGCTCACTCTCTTCCAGCCCTTAGGCAACTTTCGCTCATCCTCACCGAATAAACCCCTGTCTATACTCACATAACCTGTCGATCTACCCTCCTTACGACATCTATTACAGGTATATAACAAAACTGATTCAACCATTATTTCTTCCCCTTTCTAAACGGCGCTGTCAACGTCACCAACAACACAATTACCGGCCAGATCAACATTATCACGAATGCGCAAATCGGATCGTACGCCCCACCGGTAGCATTTATCAATATCCGACCAGTACTCACCCACACTATAGCTATTAGAATATAAAGTAGAATCATTTACGCATGCCCTCCAATTCTTTAATAAACTTATAGAGTTCTATCTTTATGGCCGTCTCCAAATATATGCACCGCGACACTTCGTCGATTCGAACCCATTTACGATATTTACGATGAGTAAATAACAGCATCATCGTATCATTATCTTTAAAATGTGGCTCAATACTCATACTAATATCGTATTCAGTTAACTTCTCAAATATCTCTTTCATATATACATCCCCCAATGACAAAGCACCTGATCGATTCTCTCAAAACCCTCTTCGGTTTCGGCCCCTCTAGCTATCAACGCTAACGCAGCCTGACAAGCAATCGTGATGTCTTTTTCAGGAATTCCAGTTAATCTCCATAGCTCTATGTATTTTTCTGTTATATCTTGGATCATCTCTTCCTCCTATCAACCCAATCCACCAACAATATCCATAAAAATAGAGGTACCCAGATCGGATACCCCCAAATAAACATACAGAACTGCGCGACATTCATCTTCTGACCGTCAAGAACCCATAAAGTCAGCAACATACCGATTACTGTATATAAAAAGAACATCACTCGTCCTCCTTATATATCGCCGTAAATTCTCTATAGTTCCTAATTGCTTTCTTAATAGCCTTAGGTAATATAACCGGCCATGTCAATACTACTAACGTCGGAATATTACAAACGCCATAGTACAACTGGGTTATTACATTTCCGATAACATAATAAAATGTAAATACTACTACACATGTTAGTAACACCAAAATCACCATAATCAATACACCTCCAACTTAACATGACCGTTCTCATAAAGACGCTCTCTAGCAGCCTCCAGGTCATACTCTCCACGCTGCCACTGATCGAATTTATCAACCACCTTCTCCGCAAATCCCGGAATTCGTTTCTTCGCCGATTTAGACCAGTAATCCTCCATCAATACATCGATTGGGATAGTCAGCGCTAAGGACATGGCAACATTGATAGCTTCATCTGTGGCCCTCTTAACCGCCTCGTCAATCAACCCCTGATACTCATCCTTTACCATCTGCTGCAACTGAGCCTTAGTGACGTAATATCTAGCTTCTTTTTTCTGCCCCTCACGAGCTTGTCTTTTATACTCTGCTCGACTCATACCTACCTCCAATAATCAGCTCGCTATACGGCAGAGTCTCAATCCACTTACAGAACTCAACCCATTCGTCCAGTTTGTGATCCTTTCTCATCGGATAGATCCCGGCAAGTACTTCATAGTTCAGCATGACTGTTCTCTTCTGGTTGTAAGAACTCGGAAGTAACTGAATCATCTGCCACCAGTAACGTTTGTCTTTGGTCTCAAGAAATCTCTTTCGACAATCGTTGAGTAAATCTACGAGATAAAGCATATAGCCCCTCGGCGATAATAAACCACCATCGTCGCAAACATGACTGAGATTAACTCTAGGAACACTGTCAAATTCTACCGGGTCATTAAATGCGATTAAATGTTCACAACTAAAATCCTCAATCGTAAACTCCTTACTATGAATCTTATGCATAGTACTGCAGCTGTTCGCAACCGTACCTACCTTATACGTATCAAACTCCTTCCACCAGTACAACGGAGCCGTAATATCAAGATACACCACGATCATACGTCTATACTTTGCATGAACCGGACCACCTTTCGCAAGTGCTGTAGCGAGTTTGTGGTCGTTTGGACCGATGAAGTACATAGGACCACCGGTGTTAGTATTGGGATATAAACAGGTTAAACCGTTGTTAGCGTTATATCGACATTTCTCACAACTAGGTAAATAAGCGCATCTATTCGTATCACTCTTCCCCCAACTATTCTTCGGGTTTCTCATACCACGTAACGCGTGTTCCCAACCAACAACTTCAACATTTTCAATCTTAATCATATCTTTACCTCATACGCTTTCTATAACTCATCACTCTTCTAGATTCAAGTTCTCTATATGTCTTTTCGAACCGCTCGGTAAGTTCGACTTCAAACTCGACAGTTCCGAATGTATACCCGCAATCCTTACAAACTCTTTTTCTCAGAACCTCGAAATTCTGAATATCATCACGAGTGCCTCTCGTTCGGGTCTCCCCACCACACTTAGAACAAACCATCCGTCATTGCCTCCCAATTATCATATTCATCGCAGCTGTGACATGGTTCTTCCCCGCCCTTACAGTCACGATGAATACAGTTTGCACACGCTTTACCAGCATTAATTATAGTCTCATACGCTTCCCCGAGTTTTCCATTATACAATCTCAATTGAGCTATGAAACTCTTAACGTGAGTCAAACAACTCGGACACAAATCAGTAGGGGTTCCTCTGTAGTAATCCCCCTTACCATCTATATTCACAAACATAATCCCATTCGGATTGTTCGGATCTTGCTTGTGGTTATAGACGTCATAAAACTTTCCACATACATCACATTTCTTCGCCGCTGCCATCTTTTCTATCCTCCCAGTCATAATCTTCAAATGCTACGGGTACAAAACGTATATCGGACGTATGAACTAATATCACTTTACCGCTCTTTAACTCTATTAATCCGTATACGTTTCCATTAGTTGTGGTAACCCAAGTATGAAACAACCCTCTATACTCCTGCGGTTTATTAGGTGTTCCTGACATTATGTAACACGGTCTTTTTTCAGTGGCTAATACCCACCCGATTGGTAACTCCATTATTTTTCTCCTTTCTTTACGATCACACCATAACAGTATGTCAATTCAGTCTCTTGATACCGTAACGAAGACAAACGTTATATTCAATATTACATCCGTGATATGCTTTCCAGTTGTAACAGAAATAACAATAATCGCATTCACCAAGCCTCTTAATCGATTCCCCCAGGCAATACAATCGCTGAGTATTACCCTCCGGTCTTTCAACAAAGTTATCAACGATTTCCACATCATCACCAAATAAACTACGAATATGTCTTGTGGCGTTATCAATATCAGTCTTGATCTCCTCGTTAGTTCTACCGCGCATTCCTACAGAAATAAATACCTTCTTCATTTTTTTCTCCTTTCATTACTTTGCCTGTCAGCACTTACTTCACCTGTCATTAGTTCCTTCTCACAGAAACAAAAGAGCCCGTGATTAGGCTCTCTTATTTCTTTTCTTTGGATCGATATAATCGTCCTCAAACAAATATATCAGTGACAACACACTCGCGAATAGCGTAAACATCGCAAAGGGCGCTACCACCCTCATGCCAAATATAGCACCCACTACGATATTCACAACCATATATATCACGAATATACGTGTCACTGATAATATCTTTCTTTCCATAAAATATCCTCCTTAGAATTTTCTCATTAAAGGAGGAGAATTTAACGCGAATCAATCGCCTTCTTCCACATCACTTCCCAGTACGAGTTCGATAAAGAGATCCACTGCTTTTCTTACACAGTCCTCGAAGCCCTTTTCAAATTCATCATCTTAGAAAAACGCGCCATAGGAATACTCACCACTAGTCAGATCTACAGCGTACATATCGCTGTAATCTACATGAACATGATAAATAACCATTATGATCCCGTACTTATTAATCTTTTCTAAAATATCTTTCATCATTTCTCCAATCTTCTTACAAGTGTGTAAAGCTGTCTTCCGTTCACAACCCCACAAGTCTCGAGTAACTTCGCCTCTAAGAGAGCACGTAAACCGTAATCCCCTACGAGTTTTAAAATATAATCCTCGTAAATCGCATCGATTCCTTTAGTCGCATCCCTCACACATTCATACACTCCGATCGCTTTCATTTTTATTTCCTCCCTCGTCTTTCGTATTATCTAATACATATATAGCCTTCTGTACTGCCAGCAAAGCCTTATAATAATTCTTAGAGTCCGTATACGATTTAAAAGAACTCATAGCTTTATATAACAGTCTTAAGTGTCCCGCAGCTTCTCTATTTGTCATTTAAAGCCTCCTCTATTAATCGATCATACAATCTATCATCGTCATCCATTGCGTCGATTCTTGGAACAAAAGCCCCACATGTCGGTTCACCAGAATCTCTTAACTTTTTTCTCCATAGAGCACTAGCTATCATCATGATATGACCGTAACCAACGTTATCGCCCAATTGTTTAACCTGCATGATTTCGTTTGTTATAATCACCACTAAAGTATCCTTTTGCCTAAATATAAAAGAGAAAGCCTCTGTATAGAGACCTCCTCTTTCGATTACAAGTTCTTAAGTCAGGTCAAATCGACCCTTCTCGTGTTTCATCCATTTGTCGCCGGCTTCGATTCCTCCGATCAACACTCCGATTCCAGGAATATCATGGTAATGTTCTACCACATCGTTCACAAATCGATCCTCCAGACGAACCCAACTGATTAATGCTCTGTCGTACTTTTTGTATCCGGTCCACGCTGAAGCAAATTCTCCACGGAGCTTCCAAATACGTTCTCTCAGTTTTCCCACCTTAGGATCTTCGATATCTGAGATTGAATCTAATTCATTCTCACATCTAACGATCGCTCTTGGTGCTTCTTCCAAGACTTCATAATAAGTTGCCCGTTTCAAATGCGCCTCTTTGCATAACCGGTCTTCAAGTTTCTCCAGATTATCGATCAAGTCACCTGCTGTTTCGATCAACAACCACGAACTGCCATGCTTAGTTCCTACATAAACCATCGTGTTTCTATCAACTTCCTTCAGCCATTCTCCAAATGTTTTTGTTTCCTTAATAGCCATATTTTTCTCCTTTCCTGTAGAACTCTTGTTCTCATAAAAGTATTTGAAAATATCGCTAATCCCACTTCAAATACTTCCGCTCATTAAATTTCTTCTTATCCCTCAAGGCCTTACTAATCGCCAGATCAATACCTGACCGACTTTTCAAGTGATAATAATATAAATCGGTAAATGGAGTGTTCAGTCTGTCGATTCGTCCAACGGCTTGTTGAAGAGTTCTGTAACTGTAGGTTTGGCTGAAGAATACAATCGTATCAGTTTTAATACAATTCCACCCCTCAGCTCCAGCGGAGTAATTGACGATATATATCCACCGCCCACCGTCAGGCACTGGTTCGTGGTAATGTCCTGACCACTCAGCAATTTCAACGTCTTCACCATAATACAAACTCCTTAAAATATCACGCTCATAATCGAACGAGTAAAACACAATAATCCGAGGATGTTTCTCGAATAACTCAAGTAAAGCTGTCTGTCTCGACTCATCAGAGTTAACGATCCGTCTGAGAATATAACAAAGACCCGCAGCATCGCGAATCGGCTCGTTAGCATACGGGTCCCATCTATTTCGAATCGTGTCTTTGAATAGTCTTACATCATACTTGACATAGACATCTTCATGATGAGGTGTAGTAGTCCGAATGAAATCCATGTCTACCAGAATCTCATCTCTCAATCTAGAAAGCTTACGAGTGTTTACATATCTATCAATTTTATACTTGACATAAGGAGAATATATAACATGTTCTCGAATGAATTCCGTTTTGTTCCTGTAGAATCCATTCGCAATAAACACTGGAATATAATCCTCCCATTTGTCTCCTGGAGTTGCTGATAGTAATATCCACTCGTTACTCTTCACGATTTTAAGAAACACCCTAACCCAAGTTCCATAACCACTAACCCTCTGTTCGTCAAATATAAAGAACGCGTTTTTCACATCCTTATACTTTCCGATATTATTCCAACTGTCGATCACCACTTGATTGTCTAATAGAAAAGGTATTAGCTCCTCGTCCCATTCGAGTGTGTCTCTTTTTCTCGCAGTCGTAATAATATAAAGATCAGGGGGATTGTCTGGCTTCTTATACGGTTCGATCACCCCTCCATACCTTGTGAAATAGTAAGCAAGCGAGGTCCGAGATTTCCCAGACCCCGTGCCTCCACACAGTATGCAGCCGTTACGCATTCTCTCAAGTGCATCCAGCTGATGATCGTATAAATCAATAAGCATCTACGCCATCCTCGGGTTCGCTAAATGTCGATCCGGTCGTAGTTAAAGGGGTTATTAATCCACACTCGTTCCAAGCGTCTATAAACTTCTCAAAATCCGCTTTCTGTTTAGCGATTTCTTTCTCTTCTTCCGGCCTGGACCAGGTCTTGAACACATTCTTATACTGCTTCTCGCCCAGCACCTTCTTACAAATCGCCATAGCCAGACCTTTCTCTGGATCGTAACTATCATATTCAGAACATTTCACGACCGTCTTATTACCGTCACCCCAAATAACAACAGTAGCCGGGTCGTTGAAGATGACTTTCTTGATTCCGAGTTCCACCTTATTAGGTTCGAAAGTATTCTTATCTATAGTAATAGCCTTAGCTTTCATACCGTAGCAACTATTAAGCACCGCTTTAGTAAGCTTGTCGATCGAATTATCAACCTTCTTTCTCGGATACTCCTCAAACTTGTCGAAATCTATACATCTAATACACATACCTAACTCATTATAATGCTGGTGTGCACAACCTTCACATCTCTTATAAAATGACATAAAAACCTCCTTATAAAACATCGTACTTACTATTAATTTCGTAACGATCTATCAACCTCGTACATGGTTCCCACACATGCTTACCGCGATTGTATTTAAACCACAGATCCGACTGATAATGACCACACTCATCAACGTAATATTTCTTATACAGATGCCCAACTTTGGTTACGAATATATATCTACCAAATTCGGGTCCAGGATCGTAAGAGGTAATCTCCTCAGTACGACCATCTTTAAAATATAAAGTTCCTATCTTCCCCGCCATTTTTCTCCTTTCATTCTTCGACCAACTTAATATCAGTCATTCGGTTCGTCATCACTCACCAGTCTGACATCAGTCAACACATAATCCCAAGATGTACCCCAATGAGTGATACCCCATACATAAATATCCAGCTCATTGTTGTAATACACTAATTCGTCAGTATACTCAGCTAAGATTTTATAGCCATACTCAGAAATAATGTAATCTTGGTACACCTCAACATAACAATCCTCGTCGTACTCATAGTCACCGTTAACCAATTCCCAATCCTCAGGATATCCAGCACTTCTGATAGAATTATTGAGAATACGATCACCTACAATTCGAGCTAGAGTATAGTAATCTAAATATCCATGCTCTAATCCGTAGTTCGATACTGTTTCTCCAAATACTTTGTCTCCGTACAACTTCATCGTTCTTTCCATGATGAAACACATCCTTTTGTTAGTAGTGTCCATTGGCTAAGTGACTAGAAATATAAAGAAAAAGAGCCTCGACTATTTCTAGCCAAGACTCTTAATCTTTCAGTTGATATGTTCTTCACCGCTTTTCGCTTCGCCTATCATGCTTAATATCAATCCAATAACGGTAGCTACACCACCAATGAATGATAAAACGCATAATAAGATAACCATAACAACGTTCTTAATAGTGTTCCACATATCATCACCTCCTCATTAAAGGAGATGTTTCCCTTGCGAATTATTCAGTCGGATACTCTTCCTCTGCGTATCTCGCAGCAAATCTGTCGATATTCTGGGTTACATGAATAGACTGCAGATAAGCTGTTCTACCGGACTTACCATCTCTCATAGTCCAATCGTAAGGTCTGATATCCAAATCCACACTCGCAATATCAAGATAGTCCAGAGCACTTACAGTCTCCTCTGTCAGTCTTCTCATGTTACCGCCGGACTTCACATAAACAGTCGGTCCTCTGTCGTTGAACTTCACCTTTACCTTCAAATATCTGAAAGGCTCGTCGTCCATATCACGCGGCGGCTTAACAGTTACATTCCAGCCCTCACGAATAAGAGCTTCTGCAGTTTCATCATCCTCAATCAATAATGCAAAGTTTCTATCTCCCTGACGATTGTACTTATCACCTCTACCTTCGAAATTCTTAAAGATAATGATAGCGTCGTCAACCTGTAAGATACCTCTTGGTGCAATTGTAAGTCTCATAATTATTCTCCTTTTTTCTTAATAAAATAATCGTTAACTCTGGATTCCCAGCGATCAACCTTATACTGAATATCTGGTCCTACATCTTCCGGACACATTCCGAATGCTTCCATAATCTCCCCGATACAAATGAGTACGTCAGCGATCTCCTCTTTCATCGCCATATAGCACTCTTCTTCGGTCTTCGGAGTCGGGTTCTCTCCTCTTTTCAGTCTTGCCATCTTCAGACAAGCATGTCCCAACTCCATACACTCTTCAGCAGCCTGTTCCAAGACTGCCTGGGTTCCAATTACTTCATGGATTTTCATAACAACTCCTTTTCATCAATATAAAAAGTAAGATCGGTAATTACATTAGGCGCTGCCATGCCCATATAGCGACCGTATATATTTATAAAGTCCCACACCTGGAATTCCGTAAAACCTTCCTCGTCTACTCTTGGATAGCTCGGAGTGATTTTAGCACCCATACTAATTAACTGATCGTATTTATGATAATATATGTCTTTTCCTAACGGTGTCAGTTTAACCTTTACGGGACTGTTTAAATTGAGTTTCTTCATAACAACTCCTATCTCAAATGAATGGTAATACTACAACATCTGTCTCTGGTCGATTAATAAAGTCTGGTGAAATATAAGGTTCATTTGAAGTAAACCATTCGAAGTCACCATACTTGCTAATCGAGTCTACAGCGTCATCAACCAGCTTGTTGTAATAAGACTTGTCAATCTTATCTTCCAGACCAAGTTCCTTTACAACTTCAGCCTCAAGCCAATGATAACCCTTAGTACCAGTAGCAGCACCATATTTAATGTTTCCATCTTTATCCTTACTCTCCCTCAGCAGCTCCATACCGCCATCTTCAGGTTTTACAGGACAGAACCTACCGACTTTACCTACGAATTTCGGAACGGTATTCTCGAATTTAATCGTAGATTCCTTACCTGTTTCCAAATCGATGATGGTCTCGTCTGAATCCAGATCCTTCAAATATAAAGCTGTACTTACAGACTTAGTCTCACACATATCGTCAAATTCGATAGGTTCTCCACTAAACAGAGTCTTAAATACATATGGAACCTGGAACTGAGTACCTGTAGCCGTCCACTCGCCATTTTTATACTTAGCAATATAAACAGCGTCGTTAACCAAGCACATCTTTTCATACGTAGCCTCATGTTCAAAGGTATAGCCGTATCTCTTACCGAAGTCCATAACAAACTGAATAATATCATCGTCAGCATCCGGAATCTTAATCGAGTCAGTCTTGATATGAGCTACCGTATATCCGCGTCTCTCGACCTCGTACTTCAAATCCAGCATGAACAGAGCACCACGCTTAGCTACGATATTATCTACGTTACGAATATCACGGAAAGGATTATCGAAGTTAGCGGCAGTCAGACCGTATACCGAATTGATAGCGATCTTCAAAGCATTCGCCAAATCCTTAGAAGTCAACTCGCCTCTAAGTACTCTCTGAATGAACTTAGTAAGTTTACCATCCAGCATCTGGTTAACAGCTTCCCAAGCTTCGTGTTTAATGCTTACACGACCATCTACAATCTCCTTGAACCGAGTAGTGAACTCAACACCGAATAAGCACTCAGCAATCACGCTATGGGGATGCATAGAAGCAATATCAAGCAACGCTACATTGACGTACATACCCGGCTGAGCGTACACACAGCCCCCCTCGCCAACTTCCACGCCACGATAGATAGATTTACCACCTTCGAACTTATAACCCGGGAAATAAGGTAATACGCTGTCTCGCGATGGTCCGTGCGCGGTCTTCATCATTTCAGGACAAGCTTTTCTGAGGAAGTTATAAGTGGTAGTCGGTAAATTATAAACAGGCTTAGATAAGTCTCTGTAGTTAAACTGGCTCTGAGGTTTCTTATTATTACCAAATATAATCTTGGTTGTAAGCGAGTTGGTAGTGTCGTTTACAATACCGCCAGCTAAGTCAGCCAAAATCTCACGAGCCACAAAGTCTGCTTTACGAGCTTCAAATACGGCCTCCGTTGCAATTACGTCGTTGTCGCAATACTCAGCAACTTCAGTCCATCTGTCTTCTGGTACTGGTTGATCCCACGGTAAACCTAACTCTTTATGAGTAATACCGAGTTCAATCTCAAATTTCTTAAGAGACTGTTTCTTAGAACTAAAATCGTAAATATCAGTGTACGACAGGTTATAAGCCTCACCAAAGAAAGCATTCTTGTCGCCTGAAATAATCTTCTGTGAAAGATTGAACAATTGCTCGTTCGTGTATCCCATTAATCGAGCGTATAACATATGGTTATCATACCTGCGATTATTGAAACCGACCAATTTGAACTTCAACAGACCTTCGATTTCACTAGGTGTTGGATTTATCATTCGTACGACTGGTTTGTCTTCACCCTGTACCTTCCAGTTAACAAGGAACAGATTCGGAAATACCTCTACGTCGTAGAACACCAGAATATCAATGTCGCTATCAACACTCTGGTTCGGTTCCTCAGACTTCCATTTCATCTGATTAACCAACTTTATACAATAGTCGGACTGGTTCGTACTATCCACTGCAAATGCAAATACTCCATTACGCATGTCAGAAACGTCATAACCCATCCCACTGTTATAAGCATCGTTAAGAATCTTATTAATGTAATCAATGCTACATTTAGTTGAGGCATGATACTCTTTATTAATGTTTCTTTTAATCAGAGTTCTAATAGCCTTCTCATTAGCAATACCTTTAAAATCGACCACGTCTTCGTCTCCTTTCGTAGGTAATCCCGAAGTAAGAGTCGCAATCGGTAAGTCATTACATTTACTCAATCGTCTTCTCAGCGAACTCTTACCTGAGAACACCTTTATCTCCACATCCTCCTCGAATATCCGACTCAGTTTAGTAACATCTCCAGTATAAATATAATGCAGATGAATACCCGCCCCGCTCTTACTGAGTTCGGCATATGTCGCCGGCCACTTACTAGCAGCCCTTAAGTTCCTTTCAAATGATTTGTTACCGTTCTCGTCTTTCAAATCGAAGTCGATAACAACATGATTCTCTGGCGGTCGTACATAATGTTCCATTGAAGTGTCTACGTCCGCCAAAGTAGTTCGCACATCATCCCAAGCAAATCTAGGTTTACCTTCCTGATTCGAGTATTGGGCCTGTAGCGCAGAATATAATTCATCGATTAATGATTTCTGCACCTTGAACTGAATCAGATTCGGATCGTATACTTCTTCTTTACGTCCAAAGTCATTCTCGAATTTATCCGTCTTAAATCCACTGTAGTAATACTTCAACCTAGAACCGTCCTCAGCTTCAATAGTCGATTCATACTTCCGGAAATAACTTTTCAATTCTTCCTTGAACAATCTCAGAGTATACGGATAAGCGACTTTAGCATCCTCACAGTAATTCTTATACATTTCCCAAGCAGCTTTCTGAGTAGTACCGTCTTCTTTGAGAAATATATGATACGAATCAATCATGAAGTTGTAGAAGTCGTTCGACGCACCCATCATATTCAACGGAATATAATCATTGTAGAATCCGGGGTTCGAGTTATAAACCTCTAAACAGTGATACGCAATTCCGCCTAACTCGAATGGAATACGCGACATCGCTGCATCATACTCGCCACGACTGAGTCTCTTACCGGACGGTTGCACATCGATTAGTCGTCGAATCAGACCTGATTTGCTATCGGTAATCTTAACTGGTTTGTTCGTACCTAAGAACATGAAACACTGAAACCTACTCGTGTAAGTAGACTTGTGTTTCTCATTCACAGTCATCTCCTCGTGTGAAGCGATACTGTTGATACGAGTATTATCTTCAATTCTAGATAAGTCGCCGTCATGCTGAATTGCAACTAACGGATTGACTCTAAACGGTTCCAACGCAAATTGACTACTAGCCATACCCAACGCCTTTGCATCGAATATACAATAGTAGCCGTCGAATAACTGCTGAATAATGTTTAGAATCGTAGACTTACCAGAACCAGGATCTCCGTACAGTACTACGAATTTCTGAATATGCTTCGAGTCGCCCGATACAATAGAACCAATAGCCCACTCGATCTTACGTCTCTCTTCTTCAGAATATAAAGTTGAGATAATCTTCTCGTAGGCTGGGATCTCACCTTTCTCGAGTGGATACGGAAGTCTTTTACTCGAATAGTGTCCTTTTTCTACAGAATCGTTCGAGAATATCAATGTTTCGTCCAGCACATGATAAGAATCTCTCGATTGTTTCTGTACGAACTTATGCCACGCGTCGATCATACCCGAATCGGAATCTCTCATGTACTTAACATTAATACTCAATTCAGGATGTTTCGGTTTGAATTCATTGAAGAACTCCCTAACCGAATCGTCAATTAAACGCAGACAATCATCCTCATTCGTAGACCACTGCCCGCGTTCTTCGAGCCAGACCGCATAGAAATCCCCACCTCGAACCATTAAATCCTTACTCTTAGGATATAGTTTAAAGCGGGGATAAATATCTATACCGTTTTTACCAGCGGGACGTGTTGAAATGTCTAAAAAATCAAACACGTTATTTTACTCCTTCTCTTTTAATTGCTTTATCTACCGTTGTATATAAGCACCTCGAAAGTAATTTGATGGTGTCGTCGTTAAAAGTCGCTGAAACAGTCGGACGAACCGAAGTCACGGTATTCATGAACTTACTCAATTCAGCTTCCCTAGCAGCTCGAGCTTCTATAGCCTGCTTACGTTCATTTTTTACCTGAAGTAAATTATGCTGATAGAGAACGTTCGCTTCTGCCTCCTCATCATTACCAGTAGTGAAACGACGAATATCATTGTCGAATTCTGCTAAAGCATCCTTAAACTTCTCAATTGTAGATGCGTTCTCTACTTCACGAAGATCTTCCTTGAGAACTTCCTTAGCCTTTACTCTGGAAGCGACAGTCAGAGCATCGTTAGCAATCGTAGCCTTATCGACCTCCTCGTCCAGATTACGAGATTCAAGAGCCTTAGCCTTTGTCTCCTTGAACTCCTTCTGTTTAGCGTTCTCAGCCTTAGTCTGCTTATAAACAGCCCACGCACATACACCTAAAATAGCAGCAGTAATAACAGCACCAGCATTAATTTCGATTCTCATATATACTCCTTTCTTATTCCAACTCGTCAGTCCAATTAGCTAACAAGTCCCTTAACGACGAATAAGGACAACCTTTAGTATCGTTGTCCCAAATTACCCATATACGACCACTTAAGGTCTGGATTCGGGAAATATAAATCGCCCCGTTTCGCAGACCTTTCTCTAGATCGTCTTTACCGATGTATCTTAAATGTTTAGAACATCTCATACGCTCACCTCACGACATCGTATCCAGATACCATAAAGCCTGGTCCCAGATCTCTACTTTGCGTAAATCACGAGGATTGTTACGAACTCTGAACAGACCGCCCTTTCCATCCGGTTCGTATTTACGCTCTAACATTCGTGTGATAGCCCAATCGACATATTCTTCGCTGTAATTGTCGTCGAACATACCCCCAAGACCCATGTTGGTAACCATACCCCAAAACCACTGAGCAGTACGGTCGCCCGCTTCCGGATTATCCATGATAGTCTCCTCAATTCGGAACGCCAGCGCAATCATTACCTCGAGTACACTTGGGTCTCTATTGAGCTCATCAGGAGTATAATCCGGGTCAAATCGATGTCTAAGGTCTAGACCATCCTCGAGTCTGTTCTTATCACGCTTGAATTTATACGTGATTGTGAACAATACACTATCGAGTTTCTTAAACAGCTTATACCATGTTATTTCAGGTGCTGTTTTCCCCTCACACATCTGGTCATACATCCACTGGAAATATTTATCTTTCATTAACGTCTTCTCCTCTTAGGCATACATACATCGACATAGTTTCTAAGATCTCTAAGAATCTCATAGTCTACCTTGCGACGGTCATCTCTCACAAATACGGAATCAGCCTCATACTCGCCGAAATGCGCTTCTGGATTAATACCCTCAAGTGGGTCTACCAGATTGTTCATGTCGTCTGCTAAATATCCATCTGCGAAATACTGCAGACTCTCCTGTCTATATCCATCTAACTCGCCGAATTCCTCCGGTGAGATTACATACGGTCTTGATACATTCATGTTCTCTTCTACCTCCTCAGTTTCTGTTTTTACCTCTTCTTTCTTTTCTACAGGTGCAGCTTCCTCGCCTCTATATTCGGTGGCAATCTTGTGATACAGTCTCATACCGTCACGAGTAGTCTCTACTTCTTTATCGAAAGTTACTACGTCTTCTTCCTCAATCGGGATACCAGCAGCCTTAGCGTTCTCGATTTCTTCCTCTTCCATACGCTTCTGCTTATACTCGACATACTTAAGGGTTGCTACAGCGCCAACGGCCGCTCCTACTACAAATGCTACAGCATTACTCCAAAAACAATTGCTCATCTTTAATCTCCTTTTCTTTCACAGTTAAGATGGTCACTGCCAGACCACCAAAAAGCAAAGAGACACTCATAAGAATGCCTCCTGCCAAATGACGCTTCTTTCGTGTATCTAATATATCATCGATCATGGACAGTAGTATATCTACTCGTTCCATTTCTCTTCATCCCCTCTATTATTTGGTTAATATCACAAGACCACTAATGAAGCAAACTACACTAAGTGTCGCTAGACCGTATGGAACAATATCGCGATTCTTGCTCATTACGATCAGACTCCTTTCTTAGATTTCTTAATCTCAGCATTCGCAGGTATTAATACGACACCCTCGAATTCGATATAATTAAGCCAACCCAGAGTTTTCCATGTGTGGATGGTAGCTACGCCGACGTCGAATTTTTTCGCAGCTTCCTCAACCGTCAGAAAACCTAAGAATTTGCCATTCTCGAATACTTGCTTATTTTCGAGATTGTTTTCAAGAATATAAAGGATCAATTCCTTACCAGTCATTATAATCCTCCCTTCCTGCTGTGAATAGTGGATAGTCATACATGTCACGCCACGGATTACCGGTTCCCGGAGCGTTGACCCCTACAGTTCAAATACTGCTGTAAATATCTCCATCCACGTTGAAGTCAAGAAGGATTACGTTCTCATATCCGTTAACGAAATCGCGAGTCTTTTCTCTGTGAATATCAGTAAGACCGAAGTCTACATGACCCTCGCCTTCGCCCTGATATAGCCAACCGATTGTATGGTACTTCATTGTGTGCGGAATACCAAGCATGTCGTAAACCTCATTTAAGAATAAATATCCACGGTCTTTAAGCTTGCGATTTGCGAATTTCTGAGTCTGAAGCAGGAATGTATAGTTCAGATCCGGACTCTTAGTCCAACCTTTGCATCCATCATCGAAGAAGCGAGAATACGGACTGAAAGATGCCAAGTCGCTGGAAGTCTCGGCGGACATTACATCCTTATTCGTAACGACTTCGCTGACACTACCATCCTCATTTACAACCTCTTCTACCACTTCCTTAGTCTTAAGGTTATACTTCAGTTCCTTATCGATCTCCTTACCGAATCGATCAATTACGCGTCCACGATAATCGCTGAATCCCTTATCTACAGCAGCATAAGCAGCGGCCAGAGATGCATAACGCTGACGAATGATGTTGTTACCCGCGAAGATACAAGCGATGGATAAACCACCAAGTACTACGGATGGTGCATAAAGCTTAGCCACCTCAAGACCCGTCTTAACAGTTACAAGACCTACAGCCTTAGCACACTCTTCCTCTGTATACTTTGCTGTTCCTTCTTCTGTCTTAGAATACTCGATAATGGTTTCCTTACTAGCCTTAGCTTCTTCCAGAATAGCATTTAATTTGGTAGTTGCCTTACAAGCCATTACCGCACTCGTAACAACACCCACAACACCACCAACGACCAGGATTTCCGGACTATGCTTCTTAACGTTAAATACGCCCTTATGGAATCCTCTAGTTACAACTGTCTTAATATCATTAAGTCTCATAATTATTCATTCTCCTTTTTTAAATTTTCTACATGATTGATTAAGTCGTCGAGATACCACTGTGCCTTGTACAAATCTTCAAGACCGTTCTTCTGCTTCCAACGACAAATATACTTGATTACATTACCGGTATCCCAAGCCTCGATACCCTTAAGGTCAAAGGTAAAAGCCTCGATAACATCGATGACTTCTAGGCCTGTTTCAGACTGGTAATGATTCGGATGATCTACTGCTTCTAACATATATACCTCCTTAATGCTTTGGTAATGGTTCCAACTTAGGGAATAAGATTTTCCATTTACCTCTTGATGGTACAACACTCGCAGTTGCTAAATTAGTCCAACCGTATGAATGGTATATCGGATCACCGGTGATATCAGCAAAGTCATACAAATCTGCAACACTGACCATTCCGAATTGATCGAGTGCGTTAGACATACTTTCCAGTACAGTCTCAGCGTCCTCTTTATAATTGAACTCCAGACACTGACAAGCCTGTGCTACTGAATCACGAGCAGTCGGTGCAGCAGTTGCAGTATTCGTGTTACGAGTAGTAGCTCCGCCGGAACGACCGCTATAATCGACATATCCGCCGCTCGGACGCTGACGTTTGGCATTCTCACCGTATATCAATGTTCCGACAGTATCCGTAACCGCGTTATATGCGAGTTTCTTGAGCTCAGGAATAATAATATCTCGAATGAGACGTTCCTTAGCGCTCTTGGCGTTACCCATAACCAGCTGTCCGACAGTTGTGAAAATATCAGGCTTCTTCTGAGTTACAGGACCCTTCACAACTGGCTTATTAACCTGCTTCTTAGGAAGAGTGTTGCCTTGTTTGGGTTTGTTGTAGTCCATGACTATCCCTCCTTAAAATATAAAAAGGGCAGTATCCGTAGATACCACCCTTATTGATCACAACAGTTACATTACTCCTCAGAAGTAGTTTCCTCTGAAGTTTCTTCTGTAGTATCGGTCTCGCCTTCAACAGTTGTATAATCTCCCGCACACTCGCTACCAAAGAGCTTGGATGCTCCTAACAGCATAGCTGCGATTCCTCCAACAACTCCAACAACCCCACCGATTGCTTTCTTACTAAACTTCATAATAATTTCCTCCTAATAAATATAATTCAGAACATATTGTTCTCATAAGAGCGCATGTAAAATTTGCGAATTTTTAATACAATTTATTGAACCCATACTCGGGTGGTGTTAGAAACTCAATAACGACACATAGTTCTTCATCATCAGTCAACTGAGCACCGAAATGGATATCAATAAGACCGTTAGACACCTGCCAACCGAGATCATCGCCTAAGTCTGTATGTTTAAGGCCGATCTCATCATAGAACTCGTTTAAGGAAATATACATCTCAGCACCGCAAGTCATACGGTAATTGAGGTTATTCATAGCTCTCTTGATTCGATCGATATCAGACTTGAAATATCTATCCGAATGGGCATCGTAGCACAGTGTCTGGCCTTTGCCGGTTAATATTACCGTATTATTGCTTACCGGGTTCTGCTCGATCTTGTCTTTGGCGATAGCATCGTGTATTTCTTTCTCCTTCTTCTCACCGATTACTTCCAAAGTCTTTTCCTTATACTTCTGGAAATCCGTAGTAGCAATCTGATAAGCAGTAGCTAAAGCAGCATTACGACGAGTGCTAACTGAGTTACTTCCTATTAAACAGGCAATTGACGCGACACCAGTAACCGCAGCTGGAATATAACATTTCCAAGTAGTCTTCATGACTTCTTTCTTTGTCAGTTCCTCACCTTTCGCTTTCTTAGCATCCTCAATCATTCGCATAGCTTTTGGGGTTTCCGCAACCGCCAGCACTGTAGTCGTAATCATACCCGCAATACCTACACCTGTGAGAATTGTAGGACTGTGTTTGGACGCCAATGCTGGCAATTTTTTAATAAATTCTTTCATAAAAAGCGAAGAGACCGTTTAATTGGTCTCCTCTTCCTCCTTTCTCTTCTTCTCGAAGTAGTTTTTAACACTCTCGTCCATTTCAGATTTGGACATCACATGACTTATGATCATACCTCCGATAGTACATGCAGTACCAATGGTTTTGATCACCTTTCTTTTGTCTACTTTTTCTAAAATGTTTTTTACATTCATATTAATTACCTCCTTCTCATAATAGCAGCTGTTTTTACAGCGAATTAATACTCCAAGAAATCATAAGTAGGCTCAAATGGCATACTGATGATATAATACTCAGTTCCGTCATTCAAGACGGATTTTCTATGATCGAAATCGATCCAATACATACCATCATCATTCGGAGCCCAACCTAACACAGAACCGTAATCAGTTCCTTCTAAACCTAAGAACTCGTACAATTCATTCAAGTAAGAATACCCTCTTAAAATATAATTACGATTTAAGTGGTACTCTGCGTTCATAACTTGCTCGATTGTAGATTCGAAGAAACGACTACCATGCTCGTCGTAAAACAACACCGGTTCACCAGTAGATTCTTCGAGTGATAAGTCACAACTTTGACAGAAATTCTCGCCTCGAACGGATACTTCTTCAGCTTTCTCAACCGCGATCGCATTCACAATTTCTTGATGAGTTTCTTCGCCATATAAATCTTTCACTTTACCTTTGTATTCCTTATAAGAACGGTCTACAAGAGCATATGCGCTTGCTAGAGACGCTTGATGTTGCTTGTTGAGAATATTAGCACCAACGATACAAGCCACTGTAGCAGCGCCTGTGATGACCGTAGGAATATAAACCTTACCCGCAGTCTTAACCTTTTCCATATTCGTAAGTTTCTCGCCTTTCGCTTTTTCCGCATCCTCAATCAATTGCTTAGCTTTCGGTGTTGCTTTGGCGCTCATTACTGCTGTAGCTACGACTCCGACAGCACCGGCTCCTGTGAGAATAGTTGATCCGTGACGTTTTACAAAATCGGTAGTAATGGTTAATAGGTTGTTCATGGTTTCCACCCCTTAGGTATAAGTTAAAAGCGAAGAGAAATAGGTCTGGAATCGAACCAGTCCTCTAGATTTCTCTAGCGCTCAACCATAGAGCTTCCTATTTCTCTCATAATAGCATGTGAATTTCACGCGAATCGAGAAAAATAAGAGAGTTAAGAAACTTAACAACCATCATGTAGCATAGTGTATCACCACTAGTTCGCCGTTTGCTACATCTCCGTTTCCGTTTCTCACCTCCGGTTCCTCTCTATAGACATCCCTGCCTAGAACTATAAGTTCCGAGTTATTGCGTTACATCATGATATAGTTTCCTATAAAACGCTTCTGTTGTTTCAGTTCTTTCTCTCATTAAAGCACGTGAATTTCACGCGAATCACCAAGAACAACACCCCGAGTATTTTACCCGGAGTGCTCTCCTTTTACTTCTTTTTGGATTTCTTCTTAGAAGTCCATTTTATTATGGCTACAATCACCACCACGCACACAATCAAGTCCGCTGCTGGGATTATCAATATCGATCCTCCGATGACGACCATAAATATCGCAACCACCAGCAGCAATACCGCAATTGCGGCTAAAATCGTAAACAGTATCATAATAAATTACCTCCTTATAAATCATTCCATAATAGGAGGTGTCTAAAGCGCGAATTGAAAGGAATAGCATTTGCTATTCCCTTACTGAGGTATCAGTTACCGAAATAAACGTTCTTCTGACTATTGAATTCTACTTCCTGTAAATATTCGGGTGAAACCCACGCACTAACATTCTCGTCAGTATCGGAGATTTCAACAAACTCACAACTATCTTCAATAGCGTTTAACTTCTGTTCCATTTCGGTTTCTTTTTTACAACCTGTAAAGCTCATTGCTAATGCCATTCCTATAAAAACAACTACTAAAAATTTTCTCATGATAATATCCTCCTAAATATAAGTATTGTTTTCTCATAATAGGAAATGTTTATCATGCGAAAAAGAGAAAAGGAAGAGCCGAAGCTCATCCATTAGTTAGCCCAGTCATAATATATGCTCATGGACCTGCTTGAATATGTATCACCGTTAAGTGTAATATCGTAATAAGTACTGCATTCGAATAAACTTTCTTCGACGTTTTCGATTACATAATCGTAACCACCACCGTTCAATTTGTTTAATTCGGCAACTTCATTCTTAATACTCATTTCACTCATAAATGACATATCAAATATTGTATTATTCGCAATAATCATACCCGCTACTAATAATGCTCCAGCTACCTTTTTAACGTTGTTCTTCATAACAATTTTCCTCCTAAAATATAATTCAGAACATACTGTTCTCATAATAGGAGTAGAATTTTACGCGAATCTATACTTCTTTCCTATCGAATAGAGTTTCCCAGCGTTCACGTTTTACCGGTTTAATCTTCAGAGCCCACATTATCTGACGAATCGACACTGTAGGATATAAACCATTCTCGGGTTCTCTAGCTCTCAGATCGAAATATTCCTTAAATTTAGGATGTAAATATAAAGTATCTGTAAGCCACGGATCGATAGCACCCCATCTAGTCGACTTATCACTTGAATCGAATCGCTGTTGAATTACTGCTAACCCAACCTTACCGATTTGGAATAGAGTGCAAATATCATAGACTGGATGATCGCATTTGTATGTATTACCGTACATCGAGACATATATAGCCGGTTTCTCGTAATGGTATCGTATATAAAGTCACCTCCTGTCATCATTGCCTTCTCGCAGGAAAACCAAAAGGATCGGTAGACCCTTAAGGTGTTTGAGAATTACTTCTGGTCTTTATAACCGAATATCTTAAACCAACCCTCTTTAGGATTTAAGATAACAGGTTCATTCTTTCTCAATTTGTAAGTCAAACCGCCGCTTCTTACTAATTCCGAAAACACATCGGCAGCCGCCTTGAAATAATCTTCGTATGCCTCGTCGTACTCTTTGCTCGTCCAGGAATTCGGATGTACCTTATTCCAGGCTGAGTTGAATAGCTCGATACCGCCGTTATTCATTCGATCGGCTGTTAGATTGTATATCCTTAGTAATATCCTAGCAGCACCTTCCTCTTCAACCGGATGGGAACAACCAGTCACCTCATACCTCATTACCATTGGTTTTGTTAATTCTTCGTAAGTCATAATAGTTACCTCCTAAATATAATTTTCTCATAATAGGAGTAGATTTTTACGCGACCGAGAAAAACCAAAAGGCCATGTTATTCACACAGCCTCCGGTTGTAGGTTTGTATCAGCCCTTAAAGATCTTCAACATGAAGTCTTGAGCTTTCTTGCCGATAGTTGTTGATGGGAATTTGCCTGTATATTCAAACACGCTCTGACTCACATGAGCCACTAATGCCAGAGTCGCCGGTACTCCAATAGCCGCACCCTGTAAAATATTCTTCACAAGTTTGTCCTTCTTGTCGATTTTCATCTGAGCTTCCTTCAAAGCATTCTCATCGCACTTTGCCAAAGCCTCGTTCTCCATTCTTTCAAGTTCAACAACTCGATCGGTTAACTTCGCAATGCCCTCTAAAGTCACCTTGTACTCGTCTGTACCCAGCTTCATCTGAGCCAGTTCCTTGTTTTCAGCGGCAATTTCGTCAATCAACTGCTGTTTTAAGTCCTTAACATTCATTGTTATTCTCCTTTCTTTTTGAGACTTAATACGCCCCTCATAATAGGACCTGTTATTCCTGCGATAAGTCTTCGTGAACGATGCGTAGAATCATTCGATCGTACGTCTCGAGTGTATCAAGCTTGTCGACCACGATTCGGAAACGGTCTGTATTCTGATCGCTTGTGTCAACTTTGAGTGTGCCGTGAGCGCTGCTGAAGTGAAATATCAATAACATTGTGATACACCCAATAACCACTCCAATTGTGAACTGTAGCATCTCTTTTCTCCTTTCTCTCACTTTACTAAATTATCACCATTTTCCGTCAAGTGCGTCCGGGTTTTAATCTAGATTAGTCGATTCTTTAACCTAGATTAGAAATATAAAAACAAAAAGGAGCATTAACGCCCCTTTCTGCCGGTGAACAGTTTGAATATGCCAGTTACCAACAATAAAATCGCCCCGATAATTATCACCACGACAATATATCGGAGCAACGATTTAATGAATTTCATAACCATGCTTATACCTCCTTTCATTAAAGGAAGTGTTTTATAGGCGAAAGAAAAGACCCGATGTTTCCACCGAGTCGATTCTTTAAATAACACCTTTTTCGTCGAATAATTCGTTACCAATTTCTACTGATTTTTTCATTGTGTATTTTGTATACCATTTTAAAAACTTCTTATTCATAGCAAGCGCAAATAACGCTCCGTAGAATAACGTATTCCCTACAAATACAGCTAATGTTACCACCATAATATTTAATAACATAACAATCTCCTCCTAAATATATTATCTTCTCATAATAGGAACTATTTCTGGCGCGAATTACCTCACTACGTTCTCGACTGTCATCAGTTCCTTCACACAGAAAACAAAAGAGGACCGAAGCCCTCAAATGTCGAGATTATATCTCTGTGCTGTTGCCTGTACTTTCCTCCTTCCAAATTCACACTGAACGATATCGATTACCTGAAACCGTAATAACCCAGTCGCTTCCGCGATTCTATCGTAGGGAACCCCACGATCATCCATTTCTACGACTTTTCTATACAGTTCTCTAGGATCTTCATCATACCTGTTCTTTTTTTTGAAACTCCAAGCCATAATAAGCCCTCCTAATATAATTTTCTCATAATAGGAGTGGAATTTTACGCGAATCACCCACGCGCTTCACTTAACAACCAGAAGAATCGTCTGTACCTGTCATAGTACATATCTTTACCACACGGAATATCATACTTAGCTTTCAGAGCCGAATACGATAAACTCTCGGTAACGCCTTTTATTATGTATTCATATAAATATCTATCAGCTTCACGAGCAGCTGTCTCTACTAATTCTATCTTCTCGATTAACGCAGCTTTCATAATTGCACGTTTGGCTGTAGGATCGCCCGGTAAATTACTCGTTGGCGAGTTCTCAATCGTAGAAAGCGATACACTATCGTCATTAAAACTAGCATAATCCCTTTTCCAAATAGGATACTGTAAACAGAAATGTTTCAATTCGTAATGCCGATGTTTGCTAATCCAATATCTATTAGTCGTAACTACCTCGGCCCTGACAGTAACACTCACTGTTCAGACCTCCCTTTGATGAACTCTTCGTAAATCTCTATGTATTCCTCACATAACTTATTTCGTTTCCGCAACTTCTCGATTTCCTGTTCCTGTACTAATATCAATTTGCACAGTTCGTTGATTATTTCTTTTGTTTTTTCTGACATGACTTTCTCTCCTTGAAACTAATCTTAATATCAGCGTCGTGTTTTCTACTTAATATTCGACTAAGTACTTCTTCTATTCTAGATTTCATTTTCCACTCCTCTGAAAATATGTTATTATGACATTAATAGGACTAATGTCACTTGCGTAAATTATTATAAAAAACTGAATACTTAGTTTTCAATGGTAATTGTATGCAACTTTGGTACCTATTACAAAATATAATTAAGGAGTTATACATCATGAGCAGGATTCGCAGAGTAGCTTTATACATTAGGGTAAGTACAGAGGAACAAGCTTTACATGGATTCTCAATCGAAACGCAAATTGCTAATTTAAGAGAATATTGTAAGGAGAACAACCTTAAGATCGTAGATGAATATATCGACGAAGGTATATCCGGAGCAAAACCACCTTTAAAACGTCCAGCGCTTAAGAGATTACTAGACGACGTGGAAGCTGGGAAAATCGATATGATTCTGTTTACCAAATTGGATAGATGGTTTAGATCGGTTAAAGAATATTTCAAAGTACAGGACGTTCTGGACAATAATCGAGTCGAGTGGAAAACCATTCACGAAAACTACGACACTACTACCGCTAACGGTCAAATGGCTATCACAATCTTCTTAGCCGTTGCTCAGAACGAACGTGATAGAACAGCAGAACGTATCAAAGTAGTATTAGAACAAAAGCGTAAAAATAAAGAAGCTTGTTTTGGAGGACGTGCGGTACCATTCGGATACAAGAAAGAGAAAGATGCAAATGGTATAAGTCGATTGATTAAAGATCCCGATACTCAACAGGCGGTTCAAGAATTTTGGGATATCCTACTAGAGTCTAATAACATGAACAAAGCCATTCGACACATGATTAATACTTATGGTATAGTAAAAGACTGGAAAACTTGGAAACGTATGACGCAAAGTGATTTTTATTGCGGCATCCATAGAGGCGTTCAGGATTTCTGTCCTGCATACGTATCCCCAGATAAGTTCCTTAAATTTCAAGAGCGAGATACAATAAAAGGAACGCCTACTGGAGTGGCATACTATTTCCGAGGTTTAATGAGATGTCCCGAGTGCGGTAATAAATTGTGCGGGGATGTCGATAGGAGGTATGGACGAATGAATAAAAGTTATAGATGCGCGCATCGAGGAAGAGGTTGTAGTAATCACAGCGGTATGGCAGAAACCAAAACTGAGAAACAATTGCTTGAACGTCTGGACGAATTTATGTTGGACACGATAGCTGAAGTTGAGATCGAAGCTAGAGAACCTAGAAATAAATCGAATGCCGAGAGAACTATAAAGAATTTGAAGGAACAGTTGAGACGTCTAAATATAATGTTTATGGCCGGGAATAAAACTGACGAAGAATATTACAAAGAAGATGCTGAGATTAAACTTGCTATATCTAAAGCCGAGAAAGAACTCGAAATATCAAAACCTCGGAATGTGGATCATCTTAAGAAATTGCTCGAAACCGATTTCAGAACTATGTATGCAGGTCTTAATGAGGAAGAGAAACAAGAGTTTTGGCAAGACCTTATTAAGGAAATAAGGTTCAACGGTAAGCGAGTTGAAAAGGTTATATTTTTTACGTAATTCTACGGTGGAACTGGACATCATCGACACACGTCGCCCTGTTACACCTGATTTTATGAAAGGTGGTGAAACCCTTGAGCCAGAAGGAATCTAAGACTAAAGAAGAAAGATTACTAGAGATGTTCATTAAAGATTGTATATCTGACACCGAATATTATAAGATGATGGAACGAATTAAGAAAGAGAAAATATAAAAGAAAAAGAAGAGCCCCTGTCGTAGTGACGGAGGCTTTTTCTTTTTAATCGTAGAGGTATATAATACCACCCTAACGATTCGTTTTGCTTCTTTCGTTTCTAACGCTAGAGAAAAACAAAAGAGCCAGTAATTAAACCGGCCCTTCTATGCTAATTATTGCTCAGAAGAGATTCGCTGAATCATCCTCAACTTATCTCCAGAATACGTGCTTTTGTCCGACATAATACGAACGATAGCTGCGTAATAGGTTTCCTCCTCGTGTCTTTTGACCATAGCGATCGCCCTCGTTTTATCCCCTGAATACATATCGCTATCAGTGATAGCTCCGATCGCATCATCATAATCGGAACATTTCACGATATTCGCGGATGTCTCAGAAAGCATTTTATACGCCGCGCCGGTCGCGCATACACTTATAACTATCCTACCCAGCTTCGTTGCGATATCGGCAACCATTCCCAGATCAATTGGTTTCATAAGTACCCCTCCTAAATATAATTTTCTCATAATAGGAGCTGTTTCCGACGCTAATCACCAAATATATGCTTTATTCCCTGATCGAATAAGAAGTCCTTTTCTTCATTTTGAATCGCTTCTGCTTCTTCTAAGGCGGCTTTCATATCGCCATTGCAATGCGCGTCCGGGATACGCTGTACCGCCTTAGCAGTTGCTTCAGCCAGGACATTGGTAGCTCTGCTGTTTTTCATAATTATTAACATAAGCTGTTCGGTAACCGATTCACGTTCTTCTCGTTTCTTCTCGTTCTTATCAATCGTCCGTTTCAGCCACCATACAAGGAACCCCATAATCGTAGATGGGATTCCCATAGCAGCTATAAATGTAATAACATATTCAATCATTTTGAACCACCTGCTTACTCGCTTGCTTCAGGAGTCGGAGCAGTAACATTCGCGAGTATCTCTTCCTGCATCAGATAAGAACCGTCCTCGAACTCTGCAATATCAGCTCTACAAGCGTTACGATTATTCTTATACATCTCCTCGTTGAGCTTGGTAGTAACGACTCTCATCTTTTCCGGGTTATCTGACTCGATTGAGCAGGTGTGCTGTAAAACCTTGACTCCGTCGATAACTGTAAATCCTACTCTCTGAATAGTATTCTTGACAAATAATGTGTCTGACATATGTATGTCCTCCTTAATTAAATATCTTCAGCCCCTTCGAAGTCAGGCTGTTTCTTTAACCACTCGTACGCGTTCGTTATATCCATATCTTCAGAGTATTCAAATGACCTGTAAGCTCCGGATGTGTACGGAAATACCGGTTCTCCAGTAATTTTACCTTCCGCATAATCCAATTCGTACTTACGACCTTCTGCGTTCACGTACGAACGTACGAGTACAGTAGTCTGCTGATTAGTTTCGATCGTAACCATCGCTATGCGGTGATACTCCAATTCGACACCGTTCGGCTGTTTAATCTTCTTTTTTAACGCCATAAATATCACTCCGTCGTCTGTTCTACGAATCTAGTAAATGCCTGATGAAGTCCCGTAGATGCAAGACCCATCATCATTCCATATATCACTGATTCGAGGGACACTCCACTTGCAAGTAAGTTAAGTATAATCCCCACAATTGCAAGGATCGTAGGAATGAACTTGTTAGGGATCATGTCGAAGGAATGTTTCAGTAAATATCCAATACCGCAACATCCCAACACAACCACTGCCACAAAGTATTCTGCAAATAAAGCCATGAAATCCATTTTGAATTCTCCTTTCTATTTATACACCCCATACATAACGTAAAACGTAAGAATTGTTACCATATTTAATACCGCTATCACTGGTTCCCGAAGCGTTGTTATAGGTATTGCCGGTTATATGGTCGTCTGAAATATAAACATATTTGGTAGCCATAGCATTGAATGATGTTGAGCTAATAATACAAGTTACACCACAGCCAGAATGGGTAGTTACATACTGCTTCGGTATGAAGGTTAAGTTGAAACTATAGTCACGTGCTGTGCCATCCGAATACTCGGACCATACTAAAACTATACCTGTATTTTGAGAGCTTACTAATTCGGATAGGTTGGCTGTATGATCAGCCGTCATATAACGAGGTCCAGTCCATAATACTTTTTGAGCCATAGCGTTTGTGTGTAGCGTTGGAAATTTAGTATTAATACGACTATCAATAGCATTCGTTAAAGTAGTACAAGAACCGAGATTAGTTAACGTTTCATACACCCAAGCGCCATACGTTAGTACGTTATTGTCGTTCCTAGTTATAGATCGCGTATATGTGGGATATTCATTCGAATACGGAATATACTGTTGTTTCCAGTACGTCCAACCGCTTTCGTTAATCTTCGTACCTAATGCACTTGTCACTATCAATCGACCACCGTGAGCACATGGTATGTTAGCTATGGTCGCGGCCGTGACATTTTGTCTCACCGCATAACAACCGGTTGTTACATAATCGTTCAAATCACTATTTGCTGGTATCGCGGGTAACTCAGCAAGTCCGATTGTATTACCGTGTACGTTCTCGTGGAATATAGCGTTCATACCAAATTCGACAGCGTTCTCGACCTCTGCGTATTTACCAAAAGCCCATCCTACACCGCCATACAGCCAACTCCAGAACTTAGTTACTGTTTTACCTTTAGTCGATCTGGATACGTTGGTAAATCCGTCCGTAACAGTCAACGTAATGTCATAACTGGACTTAATCTCCGCTGCGAATACGTAACTGCCACCACTTACTGCATAGTTTTTAGTATAATCACTAAGAGTTACTGAAGTGTAAGTCGAAGCTGTTGACTTCTTATACTTGAGCACATAAGTAGCAGTATTCTTTGAATTGAGTGACGTGACCGAACTCGAAAATACCGCTTTCAAATATGATCCCGAGTTATTAGGAGTACCGTCCGAATTACATCTTACCGCGGACAGTTTAGTAATCTTCGGATTCGTATATGCTAAGGCGGTTATACTTTCACTCGCTGATGCGGTACGAGCTCGGCTATCTTTTACGGTGGTACTTACAGTAAGTGTTCCAGACGAAGCTACAACTCCAGTAGTGGCCGTAGCAGTCGTATAGGTCTTACCGTTAGCGGTTGTGCTGTAAGATTTGATCGTCGAGCCCTGACTACCACTTGCTGTAGCTACAATTTTAATCGTCGACTTGCCTTGTACGTAACCACCATACGTAGTCAAATATCCAGTTGGGTCCGATACCGCTATTGATACGGTTGGTTTAACACTCGACGGTATCGCCATAGTAAGCGTTTTGCTTACCGATCCAATCTGGGTGTCACCGTCGAAAGTCTTCAAATATAAAGTTACTGAAACACTCGTACCGGTGGTGTTCTGCGCTGCCAAACTTACAGGTGGGGTCCAGGATATACTATTTGAGCTGGCGTATGCTGTAGAGCTACCAGCTGCATACCCCGAAACCGAACCGCAAGTATAAGTAATCTTATGTTTGTAGCTACTATTTGCCGGGGTTATGGTCAAAGTCTGAGCCGTACCCAACGTACCGTTAGCAGCTGTAAGAGCCGAAGCCCTAGCGATACGGGTTAATGCGAACGACCCCGTCTTAGTACAGTTAACAGTTGAAACGTATACTGCAGCTTGTATTGAAACCGAAAAGTTCGCATCACCATTACTATCGTGATCGACATGGAACGTACCCGAGGTTATTTGTCCGGTATATCGTTCTACTCGAGCTGTCTTAGAATATAAAGTAGTACCAACGGCCTTAAGTATAAGGGTTCGTTCTGCGTACCACGACGATGTCCCACCAACCGCACTTAATGTCCACGATATAGTTGAACGGTTATTCGCTGCGGATTGAGTGGCGGTCCATGCGAACTGATAATATCTACCCTCATACGAGTTAGTATTTAATGTACCACTTACTGCCATTTTGAATTTTCCTTTCTATATCATGTGTTGTCTTCAGGTGCTGCTGACCAACCAGTTGCTGTATCGCCAGGCTCGATCTTAATCCAATGGATCGTGGATGCGCCAGTCACCGTACCATCATTCGGGAACCGATAAATGTAAGGTTTACCATACGATTCACTCACGTCTGGTGTTTTGTCGGAAGCGTATAACGGCGTGAACGTCTTAGTAATAATCTGCTTATTAGTCGTACCGTCTGTATACAGAGCTGCCGAATGACCCGAAGATCCTGATGAAAGATACATACCGAAATATGTAACACCAGCAGCGGGAGTGACACACAGCGAAACAGTATATTTCTTAGTGGCGTCGAGATAATCTGACATTTCATAACCCGATTTTATACAATAAGCATCACTCGATACTGCTACGTTGCTGTTAAGTACCAAGTTTCTACCAAACTGCAAATAATAATCATCTACCAGTTCACAGTTAACGTTACCGTTGACATCAACATCGATCAAATATCCAAACAGATTAAGTGACTTAGTAATCTGCAAAGCCGGAGTCAAAGCGTTGCCGTCTGCATCGAATTCCTGTACTACGTTACCATTAACAAGGATGCTAATCGTGTCGTTAGCAATAACTACCTGATTCGGATTATCCACCTTACCGATTGTCATACCGTCAACGTCGAATGTAAAGTATGTAGTGATGGTATTGAGCTGAGACTGCAAGTTGTTATTCATATTCGTTAGTGATTCGTTAGTCTGAGTGAATTTAAGACTTAACTGATCAGTCAACAATTTCAACTCCGATTCGACAGTCTGCTTGAAACTTTCATACTCGGAAATACTTGTATAGCTCTCAGCAGCTTTGAGAATCATGGATTCACAAGTTGAAACGAGCTCTGTATACTGAGACGCGATCGTCTGATGAATATCATTTGCGGTGTTGTCGATTTTGTCCTCCACATCTTCTGGAGCCGGAGTCCAGTCGGTAGCACGATTACCTTTCTCGATTTTCAAGTCTTTGATGTAGAAATAAGCCCAATCTATTCTACTGAAATCGACGAAATTATATCTAGTTTCCTCGTAGTTACTAACAGTCGCAGTAATCTCTACTCTTTTCCAAGAATTGTCTGAATTGGTGAGAACTGCTACCGGTGTACTATCGCAAATATCAACATACAAACGAACTGCTACGGACTGCGAACCGCGAATCCAGAAAGAAACAGTCCAGTCGCCATCCCCATTTATAACGTCATGAATTCGTATAGATCCCATATTACTACCCAACACTCGAGCACCTGTTATATGGAAACCATTAGGACAATCGTCGTGCGGACGAGTAATTATAACGTCGTGATATGTCACATTACCTTCGGAATCAGTATATTCACCTTGAGTAAGCTGTGTTATAGCACTCGTCGACTTATAATAATTTCGACCGCCGATTTCAAGAGTATCAACACTGGTCTGAGCCGCATCAGCCGCATTTTGAGCATTCGCAGCCTGAGTCTGAACGGTTGTTAATTCGGTTTTGGTAGCTCGCAATGCGATTTGTTCGGTGTTCTGAGTAATGTTAGTCTCAGCAGTCGTGACTCTGGTTTCAAGTTTGTTTACCTCTTCTGAGATATCTTCAGGCGCCGGTGACCAGTCGGTTGCTCGATTACCATATTCAAGTTTAACCTTGTTTTTGATCGAGGTTGGAAAAGACACCCTCATTGACGATGCGTTAGATGGTATTTCCAGAGTCCACGATGAACGCTCCTCGGACACATTTGCTTCGGTCATCAACGGCCTAGAAATAAAAGTCCCATCTTCGGTATAGAATCCCAACTGAAAATACGTATCGACTTCGTACTGTTTGTAAACTGTATACACGGTTAACGTTACATACTTTTCAGACCGAGTCGATATGTGACTGGTGACGCTGGAATACGGTGAACCGAATGTCTCTCCATTACCGCCTAAACGATAAGCATCGATTATGGTGGATAGAATTATCAAGTTCCTACCACCAATCTCCAAATTATCGATGTCACTCTGAGCGTTGTCAGTTTTATCTTCAACACTTGCAAGTTCTGTTTGAGTTGCATAAATACTCGCCACCGAAGAATTAATCTCGTCAGCTTTCAATTCGATAGCGGCGTTCATTTCAGAAGTCGTAGAATATCCAGCTAGAGTGTTATCCATCTCAGTCTTAGTCACTCTTAACGCTATGGCATCTGCATTTTGATCGATTTCCGATTCAGCAGTACTAACTCGAGTAGTGAGAGCAGACAAGTCGGTCTTTGTAGCGTAGGTAGAGCTTACGGTAGACTTGAACCCATTGAGACTCAATTCTACAGCACTCACCTTATCGCTAACTTCAGTCACTTCACTTGAATCAGCCTTGTTACCGATCGTAGTGGTATGTTCTGCAACCGTAGCCGATAACGAATCTAATTCCTGTTCGATTTCGGTAAACTTAGTCGACGCACCGCCACTAACAGCATCAATATCTTCCTTCCAAATCTTACTTGCGATCTGTCCCTGAACCACACTCAATTCGGTACCCTGTGATGTGACAGTTCCCTCTAAATCTTCCAAATCGGTAATCATCGAAGTGAAAGCCACATTAAGAGTCTGCTCCTGATCGCTGAGGTAAATCTTACTCGACTTGATCGTATGTGTACTACCATTAATCTCCTCAAACAAACTTGAAATATCAAGCTTATGAGCAGAAATGTTAGCGGTATCACTGACCATGTCGTTACGAATAATAGCCTCTTTGATCGCACTATCCGTTATACCGCCCTCGCTGAACATGAGTTTTCCGTCAGCATCCCAAATATTAATCGAGTAATCGTTATCGGCATCCTTACCAATCTGTACTCTTACTCGAGTATCGTCGCTGATCTGAATCGTCTCATCAGATATCAATAACTTACCATCCTCGGATAAGACTCGTACGTTATTGGTAATAATGTCGCCAGAAGTAATCTTACTCGCACTCAGATTTTCGATCATTGCTGATTTAATCTGAGCATTACCCAACTGAGCAATTACAGCGTTAGCGAATGAAGTTTGAATTACAGAACCACTTGCGGAACCGAATATCAATGTGTCGATATCGGCCACATCGGTCTGTAGGTTCTTAATAACCGCGCTATCAGCCGTTAAGGAATTTGTTTCGAGAAAATCGATACGGGCCTGTTCTGCCGCTAACTGAGTGATAGTCGCATATACCGAATCGAGATTCTTGAAATCAGCATCGATAGCAGAAAATCTCTGAGCTGTCAAATCTGCAAATTCGCCGTAATCGGCTTCCAAGTTATGAATATCAGCGTTAGTAGCTTCCAATTCCTTAATCGTAGCGTACGTAGCATTTGCGATCGTAACCTCGAGCTTATTAGCCTGTAAGTTCTCGATCTCTGCTTCATTAACTTCGAGTTTACCAGTAATCGTAGCGTTCTCCGCTTCAAGTTCCTTTATCAGAGCCTCATTCGCCGATATCAACCCTCTGATTGTGACGTCCTCAGCAATCAATGTTTCTATACGAGCCCGTTCAGCATCTAATTCGGTAGTGCTTACCTTATCAGCTACCACTATCTCGAACTCGGTTATCTGATTACCGATCTCTTCGACTTTTCCATCGATTTTATCAACTGTGTCTTTTCGCACAGCAGGGGATGATAAGTTACCAGTTACGGTAGCGTTATGATTTTTCAGCAATACGGTAACTCGCTCGCCATCCTCGACCGAAGTTGTTGTAGAAACCGGAGTCAATAATTCCGAACCGTCAAGTTTAACGTACATTTTGCCGTCATACTCGACAGCTGTACCAAATAACGTAGACTCGGTAGGTTTCTTTTCTTTATTGCTTGTCGTAACCTTAGCGAACTGAGATATCAAATCGCTAGATAAACCCATAGTTCTCACCCCCATAATTTAACAGTAAATACCGCTTTTTCACTTACCGGACATCCCGGCTTACAAGTAATCGACTGAGATATAACTTTAGCCTTCACATCAAATAATCCAGCTCTCTCGTAATTGATACGTACACAGTCACCAATACGAACCGGACAATAAGCGTGTTTGTAGCTAACGGAATACTCTACCGATGATAATTCCTTCATAACACGAATCGCATATTCGTCGATTTGATCTTGATCTGGTTCTCCGTACAAATCCGGATTGTTAATTCTATAAGTAATCTCCCTACCTCGTCTAATAGTAGAAGTCGGACTATCAGGGTCGTCGTTCACTACCTTCGCATAGTAAGTCGTATTACCACTAGAATATAAAACCTCCACAACATTCGGAATGCCGTATAAGTCATGTTCAGTAGTCACATCAGAATATAAGATGGAGCTATTGTCGTCAGTATACGTCCAAACTGGTTGTAGAGATTCTATTTTCTGATTCGGAGCAAATAACACTCGACCTAATTCGTCCAGGTCAAATCTATAATTAGCGTTAGCCATAAGATCCGCGTTAAATATCAACCAAGTGTCCTGTTCATTTGCTACGAAGTCGTCGTGAAGTGTCTTATCGCAAGTAGCTGGTACAACCGGAGCTCGTACTGCTTCATCAACCAACTGAAATACGTTATCCATGATGTTGGCGCCCTTGAGAATAGAATATCCAAGGGATGGTTGTTTCTCCTTCGCCTCGAGTAACGGAGTATAGCAGTCCATAGAGACATTACGAACCTTACCGTTGAACGGCGAAGATGGTGTCTGTACGAGGAATGTACCTAACGGGTGTTTCTCGGTAATTCCATTTTGAATTGTTTTGAGATACACTCGTATGTAACATTCCCCGACAGTTTCAGTAACGTCGATCGTAGCGGAACCAAGAGTCTCAGCTTCCAAATCACGATCGATTGTGCATGATTTCACATTCGTAAGTAAATCGACATCTTTCCAAGTATCCGGATCGACCGTGTAATACTCGAATGTTTGCTGCATAGACTTAGTCCAATCAGCCATATCATGCACCTCCTTCTACTCGTGTAATACTTAACTGAACCGGAATTGTCAAATCGAGATGTTTCTGACTGAAAGATACCCCAACATTAGCCCAATACCCAGTTCCGGATGGTTCTCTGATATACACGTCGCCCATCCAATTAGCCAAACGACGTAACCCGTACAGAGTTTCCTCGTCGTTATACGGAATCACAGCGTTCCATGTAGCCGCATAACCGAGTTGTGTACCGTAGTATGCGACCGGGTACTTACGACCAATGTACTCGACCAATTCCGTATCTTGATTTGTACTCTCGGATACATCGACATTGTATGGCAGTCGTAATAACGATCCAGACCACGGTGGGCTAACCAGAGCATCCTCGCTATCGGAATCGAAATTACTCCAATCTTCATCCCACTGAATAATAATCGCTGTTTCACCGATCGCAACCGCTGGAATATCACAGTAACTTACAGCACCGGTAGCATCGTCAATCGCTACGATTCTGTAACGAGCGAAATCGAGAGCTGGGTGCGGGTCGGTTACAAATGTGTTATTACCATTCGGAAGACCTTTAGCCAGTTCAGTAAACGCGCCGTCGAACTCTCTACGATACACAGACAGTGTCATACCTTCTATTGGGTTACCATCGTTGTCTTCGCAGTACGGTCGTATATGTGTAACGTAAATATCTTTGTCATACACAATCGAGGCGTTTGGTTCGTATTCTACATCGGTCCATGCTACTTTGAAGTCCGAGGAATCCGTTGCTGTCAAACCGGAATTCATAGAAACAACGCAGTTAATCGTATAACTTATGTTGTTCTCTAAATCGATTTCGCCAGCTGACAGTTCCACCACTAACTGGTCAGTAGTGTCGAAATGTTTTGAATATATAACTTCACCAGCATTTATCTGATTTGTATTTCCGATCTGGTCGACTGTCTCATAAGCCTCGTTAGCTACCACAGTTAAATGATAACCGATAGGTTCCTGAGTACTTGGTCCAGCCAGACCTGAAATATAAATCGGGAATGAGGTGAGTGTCGATAATTCAGTTCCATCAGCATCGGTTACTCGAAGTGTTAATGTTGGTCGAGCGTAAATATCAACTGTTCTCTGTATAGACCAATCGCCGTAAGCCAGAGTTACACCGGCTGTACGTACACGCCATAATATCTTACTTCCTTCTGAATATTTAGACGTGTCTATTGAGTATACGCTGGTCTTGTCTTTCTCGTCCTCATCTTCCGAATTCTTAATCGTGTAGGTCTCTTTCACCCCATCGATCGTTAATTCGAGTTCTGCATAAGTCTGACTTGACGAATCTGACGCATTATGTACCCAATATAAATTCAGAGCCTCGCCAGTAATAGCTGTTGTGGTGGATGACCAAGTAGTAGGTGCCGCTGGTTCATCACCAATCGTAACCATTTTGACCGCAGTCCACGCTGATTCGCCTTCACTATTTACAGCACGAACTCTAAAGTAATATTTCTGTCCAGTTTCAAGACCGGTTTTCTCGTAGTAGGTAGTTTTAATACCCGACTGTGATGTTACTTGATCAGAACCATCGAAGTATTCCTGTTTAGTCGTATATTCGATCTCGTAAGTTTCAGCTCCAACAGCTTCAGACCATTCGATTCGGATTGAGGTTTCAGACGTAGCCTTAAGAGATGTAATATTCGCAGGTTTAGCAGGAACGGGTTTAACATTACTCGAGTAATCGGACCAGCCACTATACTGGTCGCCACGATAAGATCGAGCACGCACTTTATACTCGGAACCAGACGCAAGAGTACAAGAGTAAACTGCAGAACTGGTTATAAGTTTAGCTTTACCAGTCTTATAAACAGTCGAATCGTTTTTAACAATCTGGAACTGAATACCTTCAGCATTCAAATCCTGATTGTCAACTCGTACTGTTAAAGTGTTCCCTTCTACATCCAGACTTGGAGTTGATGGCTCTTTAGGAGGGTTATCACTTACATTGTAAATCTTCTCCGTAGACCAATTCGCAGTCCAGTAAGAAACTTCTTTATTGTTCGACGTATAAGTCTTAGAGATAGGTTTTACAAAGAACTTAACCTTTGTGGCATTCGAAGGTATGTTGTAAGTAGCCTGCTTCAAATCGACAGTGCTATCGGTACCGATAAACCAATATCCATCTCCGGTAGCATAATACCATCGAACCTGATAGTTATTGGTATTACTCTTATCCCAAGTCCAAATAGCAAACAGAGTGTTGTCGCTATTCGACTGGAAACCAAAAGCAGTTACCGTAGCCATAGAACTCGTATTGGGTTTAACTGAATCCGCAGTTCCTGACAGTTTAAGGACCTGACCTACATAGATCAAGTCCCTATTCGAAATATTATTCAACTTAACAAGGGTATTAATCCTTTCGTTAAGCGTACTGCCAGAAATAGACGAAGCATAAGTAGTTGCGATCTGGGAGAGAGTATCTCCTTTTTTCACAGTGTATGTGGTAGCCATTCGTTACTTTCTCCCTTCTATTCTTGCTGCTCTTACGAGTGTCTGAATTGCATCTGCTACTTCTGTACCAGAGCTATAGGTAATTCCGTTAATCTGATAAGTATCTCCACCGGTACCCATCATACCACTGAGCTTTTCAATTGCAGAGACGACATCGTCGTTAGCTCCATTTTGAACCGCACGAGCACGACCGTAACTGATCGCGTCAAGGTTTGTCATGAGACCGATAGACGGACCGTTCGCAAACAGACCGTTGATAGCCCCGACACCGTTCTCAACGTTACTTAAGTCGAGTACTGGAGCAATCGTAGGTTGAGCATCCATACCAGAGTTTACGAGATCGCCAATTCTAGCAATAGCGCCACTAAGTCCCTTCTGAGCATATTCAGCCATACCGGAACCAGCTTTGTATGCAATAGACGCATAGTCGTATAATGCATTTACGAAGCCAAGACCTGCATAATCGCCGATGTCGTAGAAAGCCTTTGATGGTGAATGCTCTTTAAGTTGTGCTTTTGCAGCTCTTTCAGCCGCACTTGCCATAGCCGCGGCTCGGGCTGCTGCTTTATATGTATTCGCACTAATACCATTCGCAAATCCTTCTACAAGATATGCTCCCGCAGAATAGAACCTCGGATAGTAAGAGTGGAATGTAGATACAGTTGACGACAGAATGCGAGTCATGGTAGCTGGTACTCTAACACCCATCTTAGTCATACCCGAGATAAGACTATTGATAAGATGTATACCCATAGTGTTGAATATCTGTTTCTTAGAGCTAACCGCAGTTGTTATGGATATAAACAGAAGATTAAACATTATTCGTATCTTCTGTGTTCCACTAGATAACGCATCTGCGAATCCGGTTATAAATCCATTAGCAACCTCGGCACCGTTACCGGTAATACCCGAAATATCAATGTCGCCGAGCTCGTTAATCGCATCTACGAATGTTGACACTACAGTCGAATCTACACCAGAAATATCCGAGCACAGTGCTTTTAGCGAAGTCAATGTCGAACTTACAGATGTTAGATCGATGTCGCCAATTGCTGATAAAGATTCATAGTCAATACTACTTATTTCATCAATCGCATCGGCAAGGTTACCAACTTCGTCAGGATCTATTTCGGCTGCTTTCTTAGCAATCGTGGTGATTAGGCTTGCGGCACTAACTGATGCCTCTAACGTAGTCACATCTATTTCCGACACCTCGTCAGCATATCCGGCAATAGATTTACCAAACGATTTGATCTTCTTACCAAACTCGTCGAGTGACATCTTACCATCGAACCATTTTTCTTCCGGTATGGATTTCTGAATCTCAGCCATTACAAGACCCGCATTAGCCGCTGCTGTTACAGCCTCAGAACTAACGTTACCGTCGACGGTTTCTGAGAACTCAACAATAGCCTCGCCAAACGCTTTCATCTGTGAAGCAAAGGTCTCCATGTCGTTATCGCCCATGATCCACCCGAGAAGTCCACCAGTATTCGGAATCTCTTTAGCCATAGCGATCATGATTTCGCCAGCATTAGCAGCCGCAGTGACTGCCTCTTCGCTAACTCCACCGTCGCTTACTGTCTTAGAGAATTCCACGATAGCTGAACCAAATGCGGTTAACTGCGAACTGAATGATGTTAAATCTTTCTCGCCAAGTATCCACTGGAGAACACCGCCGGTAGACGGTAATTCCTTAGTCATGGCGATCATGATTTCGCCAGCATTAGCCGCTGCAGTTACAGCGCCTTCGTCGATATTACCAGCCACAGTCTGGGAGAATCCTACAATGGCTGTGCCGAAAGATGTTAATTGAGATGAGAAACCAGTCAAGTCTTTCTCACCAGTAATCCACTGAAGTAAACCACCAGTACTTGGCATTTCTTTGGTCATCTCAGCCATCACAAGACCTGCGTTTGCGGCCGCAGTAACAGCACCTTCGTCAACATTACCAGACACCGTGCCAGAGAAACTTACGATTGCGTTAGCGAATGATTGCAACTGAGAACTAAACTCGCCTAAGTCTTTCTCGCCCGCTAGTAACTGCCATAAACCACCTGACGATGGAATTGCGTTATTAACCTCCGCGAGTAATAAACCACAATTAGCTGCTGCAGTAACAGCTTCTGCATTGACGGTTCCATTTACTTTATTCGAGAACGATACAATCGCATCTGCAAAGGAATCTAACTGAGTGGAGAACGTTTCAATCGAAGATGTTCCAGTAATGAAAGATGCAATATTCTCAAGCACACTCGCTGCTGATATCGCAATCATCATTTCAACTAAAGACTTAACACCGTCGAGAGCTGTAGCATCAATAGTCTTAGCTCCGTCAATAAACGGCTGAAGGTTAGTCATGAATGTTGACAAGTCTGTACCTATCTGCGGTAAACCAGAAGATACTCCAGTTGCGAATCCAGATACAATATTACCAAAGAACGAGCCTATTGCCGTGCCTATCTGTTCGATAACAGGTATACCGGTATTAAGAAACTCCTGTAACTGAGGAAATTCGGTAACTAAAGCGCCAATAGCAGCGATAATACCGCCGATACCGACAATCATAGTTGCTAATGCACCGATACCGACAAAGGAAGCAGGACCGGCCATACCTATGAGTGTTAATATACCCAAAGCACCAGACATTGCTAATAGCATAACTGAAATTGCCGTTACTTTCTCAAGAAGTCCGTCTGTCTTGATGAGCTGTAATAACGCAAGAACACCGACTAATGCGAGAACCACTATCGTAATAGCACCTAAAGCAACAACACCCGATATCGCGGTTGGTCCGATGAGACTTAATGCTTTTAGAGCTACAGACATTGTCAAGACTAATGCCGAGATACCGACTACGCCAATTAGCGCTTTACTAGTATCGATCTGTGCAAGCAGCGCTACTATTCCGGCTAACAGTCCAATCACTACGACCATACCGAGTAAACTTACAATGTTTATAGGAGTTCCTTTTAGAGACTTACCCATTACTGAGAACATGCCCATAAGCATCGATAAAGCCACAGATGCACCGAGCAAATCGCCTGGGTCCACTCCAGACAATAAATATAAAGCACCCGCTATAACCGCAATCGCCGTGGTCATAACTATAAGATTGCCGAGACATGATTTAGCCTTCTTAGTAGCTTTAATCATGGTGCTAAACATATACATTAAAGTACCCATTGCTATTGTCGGACCGATCAATTTAGTCGGGTCAAGCATTGACAACAACGCTAACGACGCCGCCATTATACCAATAGCTACAGACATCGCAATAATGCTACCCTTAATATTTTTAGCTTTTCGTGTTGCCGCAATCATACCCATCACAAACAGACTGAGCAAACCTACAACTACAAGACCTTTAGTGAGGTGTTCTTTTTTCAAAGCACCCATAAGTATACATACGGCTGCAAGTATGCCGACAGCCAACGATATAGCGATTAACGTTAAACCTACTTTTGGTATCTCAGAACCATACTTCTTACTTATCAAGGCTAATCCCCAAACCATAGCCATCACGCCAGCAGCAACTAAAGCGCCTTTTCCAATATCTCCAAGCTCCAGCATACCCGCCAGTTTACATACACCAACGAGTAATCCCATTGCTATGGAAATACCCAGTAAAGTACCACCTAATTTAGGTAATTCATTACCGCCCGCTTTGCTTATCATCGCCAAGGCGAATACCAGTGATACTGCCATTAGCGCGACTATGGCTCCATTTTGAAGTTCGCCTGGTTCAAGACCGCCAGCTAATTTGCATACACCAACGAGCAAGAGCATCGCAAATGAAATTTTAAGAATTGTAGATCCGATTTTACCTACAGGTCCTACGAATTTCTGTATAGCGGCGAAAGCTCCGATTAAAATAACCATAGCACCAGCTATAGCGCCAGCTTTACCCATTTCCGCCCATTCGAGCATACCTGCAAGTTTACACACTCCAACCAACAGACCGAGTGCTATGGAAAACTTAAAAATGAATCCGCCAATTTTATTAATGTTCTGAGCAGTTTTACCCTTCACAAATTTGCCGAGCACAATAAGAACTCCAGCCATTGCTCCGATTAGCAATCCTACTCCTACAAATCCCTGTATCATTTGCGGTATTGTCATTTCAGAAACTTTCTTACCGACATACATGAGAATAGCCACGGCTCCGGCTAAAGCCAGTAACATAATACCAATACTAGCGAAGTTAATAGCCTTACCAGCACTTTCAGCGGCAGTCAACGATTCACTCATCTGGTTGATTGCTATTACCAGAACACCGAATACTCCCATCAATACCACTATGATTCCAACAGCATTCCAAGCGTCTCTGGCGTCAACAAACGTTAAAGCTATAACCGCTCCCACCAAAATAGCAATCGATATAGCTATCTTCTGTACCGCGTTAGCGTTAAGAGAATTACGAAGACCTTTCAACGCACCAGAGAACGATTTGGATACTCGCTCTATGGCTTCACCGCCCTCCTCAAGCACTTCACCGAATCCTTCAAACGGAGCCGCAAAAGCATCGAGAGCATTTCCTATCTTATTAAGAATCGTAAACATGCCGATACCGAACGCCGCTGCAAATATAGCACTCAGGTCGACTTCTTTTACGATATCTACAATCTTATTAAACAGTGTAACTACCAGATCGATAACCATACTGCCGCCGGCTTTAAGACCTTCGACAAGACCCAGTATACAATTGTATGCTATATCGTAGAATACAGTTGACGGCGAATGAATACCGAGATACTCAAGAACTGCTGTTACGAAACTCTTAACAAATTCGATAACTTTCGATATAACCTTGTTAGCGCCAGCTAAGAATCCATTTGCAAATCCGTCAAGAATATCCTGAGGTATATGAGACATTAAATTGTCTAAATTGGTAAAATACCCAATTACATTTTCAACAAAATACTTCCATACCTCTAACAGATTTTCAGGAGTGAAGGAATCGATCGAAGTCAACACATCGAAGAACTTCTTAATTTCTGTCCATCCACCCTTAAGGTATTTGCCAATACCTCCGAATACAGCTTTGAGTACAGTACCAACCTCTGAAATTCCATTTTGAACTGCTGGAAGTTCCCATAAAGCCTTGCATAAACTGTAAACCCACTTAACAAAATCTACAATCGCGGGGATAATAACTTTGAGCCCTTTGACCAGTATATTATGTTCGTCGATCCAGTCGCGAAGTGCTACAAGCAAATCGGCAACATATACAGCGGCATCAAGTGCGGACATACCGAACGTGTCGAGTAATATGTTAAGAGTTTCGAAACCGATTTTAACAACTCCACCGGCAATTGTACCAATGATGTCAAGTACCGCGAACACACCCTTGAACACTCGTACAAGTTTGTCCGATGTCTTACCACTCATCTTCAGTTCTTCACTAAAGCCATGTACAGCTTCGATAATGTTGTACAGGTTATCTGAAGTCATTGGTGGAAATATATCAACCCATGCCTGTCTGAGCGCAGAGCAAACTGCAATCGCTGATTTAACAACATTCATGAATGTTTCGACGAGTAACTCACGACCGGATGGTCTATTGAGCTCCTCCATTAACTTCTTATATGCGGCTCTCTGTTCTTCGGTAAGTTCGCTACTCTCGCCAAGAGCCTCATTTAACTTCAGAACATCACCCGTGTATATGAGGTCTGGGTTTTCGATGTTGTTCAACTTCACAAGCGCGTCGACTGTTGTACCGTACGCTTTAGCGATTTTGGTTAATGTGTCGCCGCTTTGAATCGTATATTCTTCGGCTTTGGACGCACCTTTATCGAGTGTCTTGAACGATTCCTCGAGTATGTCGTCTGTAAGCCAACCGCCTTTCAGTGACTCTTTGAGATTTCCATATTTCTTAATTAAACCGTCAATATCTACGCCGTGTTTCTTAGCTACTTCGGGAAGAATCTTTACCGCATTCTTATCGCTGCCGAAAATATCAACTACAGACCCCCAGTCGTCTTTACCAACAGTCGGATCACCAAGTGCACCTTTGAGGAGATTATTACGTCTTTCAGCAGATTTGTTGATAATACCGCCGAATAAATCAGACAATCCTGTAAAGAACTTCTTAGATTCGTCGAAATCACCAACGATGAGCTCCCAAGTCTGAGCCCAACCGGACTGAGCAGACTCCTTAAGAGTGTCGAATAACTGAGTGAATGTCTTTACCTCAGTAGCTGCGTTAACAGCTGTCTCAGCAAGCTTGGTGATTTCCTTAGCCTGTTTTTCAGTGTAACCCTGAGCGATAAGATCCGCTTCGGTATACGCTCCGGATAACTGAGTAAGTGTCTCCGTCAATACTTCAGCAGTAAGCCATTCGCCCTGGGTAAGAGATTCGCGGAACGAACCATACTTCTTAATCATTCCGTCAACATCTTTACCCATCTGCTTAGCAGTCCGCTTCAAGGCGTCTTGAAATACCTGACCACCCATACCCGCATTAACAACCGAGTTCCAGTCCATAAGGGATACTTTACCAGCGGCCAATGCCTGAGAAAGCTGATACATCGCAGTACTTGCCTGTTGACTCGTAGAACCAGAAACCGCCGCTAAGTTAGCGATACCCTTAATAGCAGTGGTCGATTTATCCAAGCTAACACCAGCTGCGGTAAACGTACCAATATTACGAGTCATCTCTTGGAAATTGTAGATGGTCTTATCTGCGTATGTATTAAGATCATCCAGTGCTGCTGTTACATCCTCGAGGGTCTTACCCTCTTTCTGAGTATTAGCAAGGATGGTCTGAACCGAACCCATCTTAGTTTCATATTCGCTGAAGCCGGAACTGATCGGGTCTATTGTTAAAGCCTTTGCCATGTTGGTAGCGTGACGCTGAACACTATTCGTGATGTTGCGAAGCGCCTGGTCTGCCATAGTGTACATAGCGTTAAATTTAAGACCCACTGTATTCGCCGCTGAAGAGAGTGGACTCAGATCAACTCGTCTAGCAGAAGCGCTTATGTTCTCCATGCCTTTAGTAGCGCCTGATAAGTTCAAACTCTGCTTGAGTTTATCGAGAGTCGACATAGTCGTCCTAACGTTCGATTCGAAGTGCTTATTATCGAACCGCATCTCGACTATTCTTTGATCAATAGTTGTACTCATAACTTAGTTACCTCCTCCCAGGCGCTAGCTGTAATTCTGTCAAATATCGGACGAATGGCCGGTTTGATGTAGTCTCTACCTTGAACCCATCCTCCGTTTTTAGTTCCGTGACCATAGTACAAAATTATGGCAATTGGAACTCCATTTTGAATATTTGTGTTGTTGAAACTGATCGTTATCGAATTAGGCGACCGACTAATCTTGTACTCCCACGAAGCAGCGGTCAATCCAGTATCGACCGGAGTCGCAGACGCAAGGGCTTTTACGCCTTCACGTCCGTACTTATCCAGATCGCCAAGACGAACAGCGTTCTTAACTTTTGTCAAGTAATTAGCTGACTTAGAAAAGTCACCCTTGTGTCTGAAACTTATCATGTCGTTATCCCTTTCAAACGATAGTCGCGTAGTCCATAGAAATCCAACCGGCACCAGACTTAAGACAACCCCAAAGAGTGTTAGAACCCTTACCGACTTTAAGTTCAGTAATCGTGAATGTTCCAACTCCAGTAGTTTCTCCGGTTTTAGTGTAGTTAGTTCCTGGGCCCGTACGAATATTCAAATCGTGGATGCTAACTCGTACTTTGAGTGGGGTGTCTAGAATCGTACAATAATTCGCGTTACCCAACCAAATGTATCCAGCTCCAGAAGCAAGTTTACCCCAACCCCTGTTGGATACTTCAGTAATCGTGAAGATACCTTTACCGGTCTGACCGACGATATTATCAGCCATCGTAGGAGTCGAGCGAATATTAAGATCCGGGACCAAAACCTTTACAAAGAACGGTGCTGCTGGGACGTGCGCTTCCGGAACCACTTCAGATTCGGTGGAACTGTCAAGACGCTTAAGGAAGTCCTTCCATTTAGCATTACCTGAAATCTTGTAATACTGGTTGATGTCGTCGCCAACGAATGGTCTCGGGCACAGCTTTCTACCACTGTGAACGTCATAGTGACGAATGACATGATCGACTTTAATTCCGTATCTGGACATAATATCTTTCACCAACTCGACAGCATAATCGATCGTCTGCGGTTCAATGTACAGATCGGTTTCTCTACCCGTCAGCTGACTCGCTTTCATACCAGACATAGATTTGCAACACAGCTCGATACCGATACTGTTAGCGTTTCTACAGTCTGTCAGATAAGTAGAGTTAGCCCACTTACCGCAATGACCGGCAATATCTTTCTCACGAACGCCACGCCAAATACCTTTCTCGTCGACGAAATAATGGGCTGAAACGCCATTCGTATCTCCAGACTGGTAGTAACTAGCATTAGCGGCCGCAGTGGAACCCGGATTCGCGGTGTAGTGAATTACAATATAATCGATAGCGTCCTTACCTCGGGAAGCCACCGTATAATTGTTTTTATTATTGTTAACATAAGAATCATTGATGTACATATCAATCGCTCCTTGTTTCCATTTACCAAAATAAAAGTGACCCCACTCGTTAGAGATAGAGTCACTTCCCAGGTAATCGTAATTTTTCTTCAGATCAGCAAGTTTGTCCCAATCAGGATTGCCATTGCCATCTGAGTATTTTTTGAAGCTTCGGAACTGATAGATTCTTCCATTTTGAATTCTAACAACTCCTCTGCAGAAAACATCGACCGCAGCCTGATACGACATGTAATCGTAGTAGTCGTAAACCTCTGTAAAACACTCCTCAAGTACTTTTGCGAGGTCGTGTATCTCATCTTCATAGATGTTCTTGATACATTGGGCTACAGCTACGTACGCGTTATAGCAACCACGCATAACACCCGCCTCGGCGTATACGGTTTTCGCTATTTCGATTAACATTTCCTTATCCATTCGTGTTGTACTTCTTTCTTCGTGCTCTATTGATAGCTGCGTTACTCTTCGCAAGTTCAGCGCCCTTCATCTTCTTAGCCGGCTGACTCTTAACATCGCATACTCGAATAAGTGTTATCAGTCGATTAAGGTGCCAGTTCTCACATTCGAGTGGGATGTTTAACGATACCATCCAATAATAGATGATTTCAGCAGTTACTAATTCACCAGTTTTGTTGCCTTTAGAACCCTTATCCGGAAATGTGGTAGCTGTCATAGGCGCCGCTATGTAATCGTTAATTGCGTCGATGTTTTCTTTAGTAAGTCGATGAATGACGCTCATTTCAACGTCTTCTAGCAACATACATTTTATATAATCAATGGTTTCCTCAGCGGTTTTAGCTGCTTTACTTAAGAACGCCTTACCCCATTTGGACTCCCATTTCTGAACAGAGACGAGTGAATGTTCGAGATGTAACTCGGTCTTTTCACCTGACACAAATATCTCATTAACCTCGTCCCAATATTCAATCGCAGGAACTAGAATGGTTAACATTTACTCGCCTCCAGTACTTTCAAAGTTAGTGCTTCTGAACCAGTGCCGGTCCATTCTGCTGCATACCCTTCGGTACGATACCATTAACGAACTCAGCCGCTGCGTCAGCATTCGTAGCCAGCTCCATAAACAGCTCGGAATATGCATTTGTCTGTGCGAACTTTCTGGAAATCTCCGGGGACTTCTCGAACTCTCTACCGTCAAGAGACTTAATACCGTAAGCCTTCAGGATCAGATCCTTAAACAGCTTGATAATAGACGGAGTGTCCTGTGCCGCACTGACACACCGAATTGTAGCTGCAAGACCGCCGGAAACACTCATCTCCATTTCCATAAGCTCGGCCTTGTTTAAATTGAACCAGAAATCTTCTTCTCTTTCTTTACCGTTAAAATCTACATACTTAATAGTCTTCTTAAGCATTATTTTTCTCCTTTCGATTTAAGAAGAGCCCCACCATTTTGAAGTGAGGCCCTTAAGATTACATTATCGATCACGCTGCTGTAGTATAACCACACAGAGTCAGAACCTCATCCGGCATCGGCAACTCGGATGTACCAGACTCACTACCATACAGCTTATCCTCGAGCGCCTTAAGCTTATCAGGATCGAGACTTGTAGATTCGATGTCGATTGTAGCGACCGGCTCAAATCCAGCAATCTCTACCGGAGTAGTGGATACTTCCCAAGACAGTTCAAGTGCCTCCGGACTGTCGTTAACAGTCGTGTAAGCTCTCTCACTCGGAGCAGCCAGACAACCATATACGAGATGGATGATGTATCCATGCTTTGTACCCTCGGTATCGTTACCGATAAGAGTTCTGTAAGAGAAGCCGAAGGTCTTACGCTTCTGCTGACCCAGCTTAACGCCTGCAACCGGAGCTACTGAACCATCACACTCGTCGAACTCTGTCGGAGATGTGTAAGCAGTGATAGTACATCCGTATTCCTCTGCGGACTGCATGTTAACGTACTTATGATTATTCGCATATAATGGTGTAAGCTCTGCTCCAGACGGACTAGAAGTTACGCCGGACAGGCCATTCCACGGTACACCCGCGCCATACTTATTCTCTGCACCCATTACAAACAGTACACCACGATCGACACCGGTTTCGTATAAACGCTCGCCGACCTTATCCCATTCTAATCTAGGCATAGTAATTATTCCTCCTGTTAATATAATATTAAAGCGTCGTGATGAAGATTATCAGCAACATAGTGCGTTTCGTAATTACAATACGGCAGGTGCATCAATTTCTCAATGACTGCATTGTCAGGTTTATGATCTATCACGACGACTCTAAAACATGGTTGTATAATATACCCAGCGTTATTAGCTCTACGAACAGTAATCGTAGTTTTGTAGTAACTAATAGCCGGGTATTTCATTTTTAAATTCTCCGGAGGCTGATAATAAACATTGGAGCTTCCGAGTAACTCTTCGAATAGAGTCTGCAACTCACCCTGTCTGTCCATTATACAAACCTCCTAATGTGAGAATTAATCTTGGATACTGAACCTCAACACTCGTAACCTTCCAGTTCACACCTGAGATTTCAGCATACTTCATCGCGTGGAAGTGTTGAATGGCATATGGATCGGAAACAACGCTGATCTTATTCGAAATATCAATGTTGTCATTGACTGAGCCAGAACTCTCCAATCGTCGAATCACTGGGATCATATCGCCATAGTAGTAGCGTTCCGAATACTGCGGCTCCCAAATACCGTGTCCAGTATCAACCGTTTCGGCATAGCCGATCTTTCCAAACCATTTAGCCATTCTTATCACTCCATTTTGAATTTACGATCCTTAGAACTTAGGCGTTGTCGGTAACGTCCTCTTCCAGTGCGATAGCAGACCACAGGTCGATCAGGGAACCAGACAGACGAGTCTCCATAAGATACTTGTACTTATTGAAGTCGATATCGAATTCCTCGAAGTTGGTCAGCTCGCCACCCTTAGTGCAACCGAACTGGTAGTTGTTCATGTTAACCATAAGAGCCAGGAGCTTCTTCTTCTTGCCATCCTCGGTAGTTCTGGTCAGACCCTCGAACTGCTCAACAGTATGAATCTCACCAACGTTCAGCGCCTTAGCCAGGTCAGCCTTAGAATCGTAGATACGACGACCGTTCAGGTCACGAGCCAACAGCATGACGTTCAGCATGTGCGGTGTACAGTACATATCTACCTGACCCTTACCCTTATACTTCTCACGGGAGTACAGGGACGCAGTTACGAATGCCTCAGCCCAGATATAGTTCTCACCAAAGTGAGCGCCGGTCTCTGTACCCTGAAGCTCAGCCTCAGCTGCTGCATAGTCTACATCGTAGTGAATTGTGTACATCTCATCGTCATTCCATACGGAACGGATATGAGCCTCGTGGATCTTATCCGGATCGGTATCCTCACGACCATCACCAACAAGTGCTGCCAGAGCGATCTCCTCTTCCATGTTGTGCTTCATAACTGTCTTCTGGTAGGAAACTACATCGAAATCGGTGATGTCGATAATATCATCGCGATGCAGTTCATCTCTACGGTAAACAGTCTGCGGATCGGTTGTTCTCATGATAAGCTTCAGGGAACCAGAGAGCTTCTTAGCAACCTCACGGTCGTTATAACCCTTTGCTCTCAGCTCATTCGCACGGGCGTCTGCCTGACGGGTACGAATACGGGAAATCGGGCTCTTACGAGTCTTTCTCATTACAGCGCCAATCCAGCTCTGGTCTCTCTCGAGCAGTTCCGGAGCGCCGGAGTGCAGATCCTTATAATCCGGGAACAGCTGAGTAATATCTTCCCAACCAGCGTGAGCCAGGGTATCCTTATGCTCACTTGCGTAAATCTTCATTGCCTCCTTCAGACTACCTACTCCGGAGCTCTTAGCCAGCTCGATGATAGCCTTCTGATCGGCATGACTCAGAACTACAGAATTCTTCTGATCTTCCTTGTCGAATACATTGTGCTTCATTTCATTATCCTCCTCATTGTCATCATCGGTAGCGTCATGTTTAAGAGCTTTACCGAGCAGTGCGTAGAACACTGTTTTCTGTTTTTCAGTGAAACTGTTTATAACATCAGCGATGGTTTCTTCATCGTCTGTTTCACTCGCATCATCTGCGTGGTACATCTCGAGACTCTCATCGTCATCACAATAGATGATAGCCTCGCCATCACAAGTATCGCTGTGTTTGATAACATCAACGATTGTGGCACCCATATTAGCGCCAGCCAGAACTAAGCTGACCTCACGAATGTTACCGTGCATAACGTTTGGACCCTGCTGTTTAAGCTGATTAGCATAAATAGACAGAGCAGTAACATCGCCGTGGATTACAGCTTCCTTCGCATACTGAGCCGAGTCAGAATTGTTGAATGTACAGTAAGCCATAACTCCTTCGTCGCGATGCTCAAGAATTGCCTGGCCTAGTACTCTGTCTGGATTATCATGGGAATGATTCCAAACCAGCGGAACCTTCTGGCCATCATGGTGCTTAAAAGCATCTTTGCGAATGATACGACCATCAGAACACTTTACGTCGAATTTAGTCGCCCATCCGGAAAAATCGTAATTAACCATTTTGATTTTTCTCCTTCTTCTTTTTGTTGTCAGGGACCTTCTTCGGTTCCTCTTTCTTTACTTTCTCGTCTTCAGCCTCTTCATCTTCCTTCTTATCAGTTTCTTCCGGCTGACGAACATTACTGTTAATCAACTGATCGGCTTTAGGGTCTTTAGATGGCTTGAATCCGATAATCTGTCTCAACTCGTTGGAAGACAGAATCTCATTTCTGGTAAACTTGTCAGCAATGTCTGCCAGATTAGCAACCGGTACCAACTTGAACGGATCTCTGAAGAACTCGATCGACTGCTTCTTTGTACGAGCCGTCTTGCTAAGGAAAGTACGCTTCATCTCATCTACAACTGCTGCTACTAAAGGTTCGATTATTCGAGAATAGTAGTTTAGCATTGTCGCCTCATCAGCTGTACCATCCAGAACACCCTGAGTCATACACAGCTGAGTGTATACTTCATTCATTAAGTATTCAGCCTGCTTCAGAAGATTGTTCTCGACCGGTCGATTAAGCTGTGTTACCTTCTCGGTACCATCAATGTAAGCGATTCCATATTCGGATGTAGTAAGCTGCATTTCGATCTCTTTATGTCGTTTTTCAGCCTGCTCCTTACGCTTGTCGGATTTGATAGTGTACGGCAACTGAATAAGCAAATCGAGTTTGTTGGAACTGTTGCGATCGTTGTACAAATCGAGATGTGCTAAAGTCTTTCTTAATCGCTGGAATGAGGAATTTGGTTCATTCATGATTGAGTAGAACGGATTTTCCACAATAGCAGCCATCTTCTTAGGTACTTTAACGGTTTCCTTCTCGCCAGTCTCTTCATTGTATAAGTAGACTTCTATGTGTTTCGGATACCACTGAGTTACCTTACCAACTCGCATGGTTTCGATTGTATAACTGCTAGTATCAGTCGGATCGATATCGGTGTCGACTGGCACAATTGCAATACAACCCTCATTAAGACACGACAAAAAGACATCGAACAGAAATGCACGACCTGTTTGATCGATATTGGCTTCGAGAGTTAAGCAATTGTTTAGTCCAGAATTGATCTGCTCTGCAAATCTACCGTTCTCGTCGAGTCGACAGTGGACTATCTCCATACTCGCAGCGTCGAGAGCGATACGAGTCATGATCGTAGTAAGAATAGACTTCTCGTTACCTAAAGAAAGTCTAGGTCGATCAGGTCTATGATAGGAAGACTGACCGTAACTGGCGTTCATGAACAGTGTCGGGTCTCGATTTGCCCGGAAAGCGTTCCAACCATGCATAAGCCTGGAACGAAAATTTAATTCCATTTTGAATTTTCCTCCTTACGACTACACCAAAGTTTTCACATCTATGGATTTAGCCCGATCGAATAAAGACATGTCTGACATGAAATCGTGTTCGAAAACACGTCCTGTTCTTTTCTCGACTGCATCCAACACGGTACCTGCCAAATAATCCTCGTCTTCCGGAATATATATAGGAGCCAAACAGAACGCGAAAAACGATCCAAAATCCAAACAACTACGAGTATACATCGTAGGATTCTTATTTATAATGATCTTATAAGCTTCCTTAGCTGTCATTTCTTCTTCTCCTTTTCCTTGAACGGATTACTTCGACATACTTCCGTGACTCCATCTTTCAACTTACAATTATCTAATCGTCCGTATGCGTAACTAGCAGCATTCGAAAGGCCGAAAATTCTATCGTTTTTTGTAGAACCGTTTTGCCCATCATAAAAAGACACACGGCCGTTATCGACTTTCCAATACATAGCGTGGCCGGAATTTACTTTTTCATATGCAACCGTTACAAAGCCTCGTGCACCGTTACCAAACTTCTCGATATCGTTACATACTTGGTTGTATACTCGTTGGGTATAGTTTTTACGAGATTCTTTAGGGTTACGCTGTACATTAGGTTTGACAATATCCACACCATCAAACCATTCTTTAAACGCGCTCGTATATGTACCTTTAGCTTTAGACCTAGCGATAACGTCGTACCCTCGCTGTCTCATTTCCATAGTGGCAGAACAATACATACAATTATTAACTTTACCAGCCTGTTGTCCGAAACGAGGATTTACTTTTTTAACATCGACAGAAATATCATTCGATTGGGTGTCTGATTTTTTCTTTAAATCTGACAATTTCTCGAGAGAGCCTTCCGATTTAGTGTAATCTTTACCATCAATTGTATTTCGAATGGTTGTTGCGTAAGATGCTAGTACGAAAGCGTTGTGAACAGTAGCATAGCCAGGTATTAAAGATGCTAATGTGTGTGACGCAAAATTCTTAGCGAACGATTTGACAGTATCCGTCATCGGCGATTCATACTTGAGTTTGTATTCTCCACTGTAACGAGTTTTGCCAAGAGGTGTCAAACTTCCGTCTTTATTCTGGAATCGACGTACTCCCCATTTCTGACCTTTTATACCATGATGCTCAAGTTCTTCTTTAGACATAGCCGCGTGTATCAAAGCTTCGCCCAAAAGCATATCGTCATAATTTAATTTAGTTTCCATTTTGAATTTCCTCACTCAAAAGATTCTCTATTGACTTTGAATGCCACATAAGCATCCATCATAGCAGCGACGGCATCGATCTTCTTGTCGTAGCGCTCTTTTAATAACTTACGGTTACCGTTCGTGTCTTCAAGAGTGATACAGTTACCCATAGCGAAAACCATAAGCTCTTCGTCAAAGATCAGCAACTTATCCTCAGCCAGTTTCTTCAACTCGCCTAAAGGTACTGACTCGGTTCTAGCACCCTGTGGTACTTTCTCTATACCAAACGGACCATTCTCCTGTTCCCATCTAGCTACGAAATCTTTAGCGTTGTAAGGGTCGAAGCCGAATGCTCGAACGTCGTAATCACAATCGATAATGTGTTGATCGAGATCATCATATACTTGCATCATATCGAGTACAGTACCCTTCATGACTATCAAACTACCTTCAGCAATGAACTCTTCGTACTTGTCACGAAGAGCCGACGGTAATTTATACAGTGTGGATTCGGTAATATAGTTTCGAGTCTTGACACCGAACGCGCCACCGCGTAACGGGAATAAGAACGTGAAACTACAGAAGTCGTCTCCAAGTGATAAGTCGGCACCAAGAGCACACGACATACCCCAATAACTCCTCTTCGGATGGGGTTGTGTCTCTTCATATGTGAAGAAGTATGTATAACCTTCCATTGGAATACCGAATCGCTTAGCCAGAATATCGTTTCGGGTAGCTGGAGCCTGTTCTGCTCTGTCGACATCCAACTGATAGGTATCATATGTTACTGTGATACCGAGATTCGGATTGGCTTTCAACCATTTTGACGGATCGCCAACTTCGTCAATAGAATCGAGCTTGTACCACCAGATAGAAGTCTGAGGAGCATCGTACTCTCCTCTGAGAATCTTCATTAACTCTTTTTTAATTGTATCCCCACTACCATTACGAACGGTACCTTCAGAGCTGATTGCAATGATAAGGTAATCGTCATTCGCGGTACCGGATTGCTCCTTAGCCGCACCCTGTTCGATAGCTGCAACGGGATCTTCTCTAAGTTCACCAGACAGCCATTCGTCAATAGTCGCAACCTTACATCGTAAACCCTGAAGCTTGTCGATGGTCATCGGTCTAACTTCGAGTAAAGAACCAGTGAGTTTGTTCTCGATACCTTTCTTGGTAGATAGAAGTTTAGGTTGATTACGCTTCGAGCCGGTAGTGTTCTGTATAGAACCTTCAGTCAGGAACTTATACAATGGTCCTCTTGCTCGAGTAATCGCAGTGCGGAATGGGGATAACACTTCTTCCGCCTGTTTCATCGTAGGTGCAGTAGTAATCTGATGAGTAGTAGCTGTATCAACATTCAGGAAGAAATTCTGCATGAATGAAGCATACATGGTCTTAGCGCCACCACGAGCTACTATCAGATACTGTTTCTTAACGAGACGTTTCTTAACTCGCTTTCTTTTGTAATGTCCAGGTCGACCATTCTTACCCGGAACGTATACTGTTCGATCGACAAATATCCACCAGCCGAAGACATCCTCAGCCCAGAGTTTGAACGAATCGAGCAGTACTAGATCTGAGCCATCGGTAAGGGTGAGTTCTCGTTCACAGTACTTTACGAAGCCTTCAACCGCAAGATCATCATAGTAATATCTAGGGTCTTCGATACGAGCGTCGATACGATTCATCTGCATTGAGATTTCTTCGCATACAGGTATCTCGCCTCGTAAAACTGCATCACGAAAAGCACCGTAATATTTTGGAACTGCGGTGTTAGATAATGCCATTTTGAATTTTCACCTACTTAATCCCAAACTACGAAAGGGTATATTAGCTCTCTAATTTCAGGACTATCTTTGTAGCCAAGATCGTTAAGAACAATGCCACATAGATCATCCTCATATCGATGACTGCATTCTCCCTCTGCCTTAGACTGTTCGCTGGATAGTTTACGGAGTGCCGAATAAGCGTCTAACACTCTAGGGTTGTTTTGGGCTTTATCATACGCGGAATCGAAGTTTTTCGTGTCAACCACACGACCTGTTTTTTCAACAGATAATCGATTTGCTAGGTTGTAGTGACTCCTCATAATTTCATTCCTTAATTTGTAATATTCGTCAGAAAGTCGTCTTACGTCTTCTTCGTATTTGTCATCTATGGATTTACGTTCATCCTTATATTCCTTAACTCGTTTTTTGAACTCGGAGGTCACGCCCTTACTATCGTACCAATTTCCACTGAATTTATTGATCTCGTTAAATAATTTGATCGATCCTGGATGGTCAGGAACTGTTAATAGGTCATTAAGCTCCTTTATCGTCTGTTCCTTCGTTAATTTACCCCTACGTGTTTTTTCAGATAAATGTTCGGATTTACTAACTTCATAAGGGTTCTGATTTCTATACCTCTTCCTACCAGCATCGGTCAGGCTACCATCCTTATTCTGATAACGTCTTATACCCCACTTCATGCCTTTTACCCCATAGTGGTAGAGTTCGTCTTCAGACATCGCCGAATGCTCGACCTCTTCTAATAACTTGTCAATCCAAGCTTTCCCCTTAACGATATCGGCCCGATACTGTTCCGGGTTATCGACTGTATAATCGGCCGGCTTGGGTTTATTCTTCGCTATCTTTTCGCCGTCTTTCATGTTTTCACGGGCTGTCTCTTTAGGGTCTCGACTCTTGTCTTGTTTGAAATCATACCCGATGTCGTCATCCTCGTCACGATCATCACCGTTATCAGGCTCGTCAGACTTCTTGTCTTTATACTGATAACGATCTTTCTTACCATCGTTGCCAGGTGTGAACTCCAGTTTACCTTCCTTGTAATTCTTGAAGAAGTCTTTGAGAGTAGTAATGTCTTTCTGGAGATTAAGAGACTTATACTCCTTCTCCAGTTCAGCAAGAGTGTCCTTTTCTTTAACATCGAGTTTAAGTTTCTCTTTCAGCTTCTTCTCGGCAAATTCTTTACCGACTTTAGTAACTGCTGGAACAAGCGCTTCTTTTGCGAACTTTTTTACAAAAGACTCGCCCTGTTTCTGCTGCTCCCGAGCCGGTGCGTCCTGAGCTGCAAGTTCTTTCTGAAGCTGCTTGAACTGTTTCTGTAACTGCAAGTTCTGAATCGCATCTTGAAGTTCTTTGTTAGACATCTCGCTAACAGATTTGACACGAGGTGCGTTATTCTCCGGTTTGGACTCACTGCGATCGTCGTCATCTCCGTCGCCGTATCTCTTCTTACCCTCTGGAGTCAGTGAGCCGTCCTTGTACTGCCATCTTCGACGACCCCACTTCATGCCTTTTATACCCCAGTGGGCTAATTCCTGATTATCCATTTTGAATTTCACACCTCCTAATCGTACCAATTGTCATAGTCATCCTCCTCGTCTTCGTCGTCATCTTCCTCGTTTTCCAAAGGTGTATCGGCTTCCACATGCAGTCGCCATTCGAATTCTGAGATCTGACGGTTGATAGCCTCGATGTGTGCGGAACTCTGAGGTGGATCGAACAGGAGTCTTACCTTTAACATTATGTAAGACTTAACCAGTTGCATCTTAGTAATGTCGTCACTAATGAAGTCTTCCCAAGTCGCAGAGTCATCCTCAATAGCGAAGCCGCTTGATGGGCCAACACCAAGCTGAGTCAGGACCATGATTGCTGAGTTGATGTGAATGATAAGATCGACGTCGAAGTGATTGTAGTCTTCAGCAATACCAAGTAACTTCTTAATCGATGTCAGTATACTATCCATATCATCCCTCCCTTATGCCCGCTTCCACGGACAAGTATCGTATTTTGTTCTTGTCACAAGCGCTTTCGGTAAGAGATGTTCGTCTCCGTAATGGATAGCGTCATGTGTTAATTTGATTGTGCTGATCAAGTACTCTGGATCGAGCAGGTATTTACTACGTTTCACGATGTCTTCCATTGTAATCGGATTCATGTGGTGGATGTAAATCCTAACTCCGTCTGGGATCGGTTGATCAGGGTGAGCGAGATCGCAACCGTTATCTCTTACAATCACATAATCTCGAATATCTCGCCATTCTTTAGAATTGTAGAAATATTGGTTGAGGTATCGATCGAAACCGAAAGTCTCTTCTCCGACCTTTCCACCAAGCTTTAAATATCTGTAACGCTCGATGAAAGTTGGGATGGTGATGAGTTCGGAATAAGTCTTAATCGTCGTATTCTTCATCATACTCATCATCCCCACCATAACCGGAATATACTCGCATAGCTTTAATAGCTTCCTTGTATGTCTCTTCCCTGTTCTTCTGATCTTCCAGAGATGCCCTCTTTGCATCAGCCAATGCGTTTTCAGCTTTAAGTTTCTCCAGCTCAAGCTTGTACTTCATAGTGCCCTGTTTTAGGAAATGTGTAGTCTCCTGAGATGAGGCAGTACCATCTAATAATCGCTGCTCTACCAAATCGTAAGCAAGGGAGATTAGCTGGCTCTCTCTAGCCTCCTGTGTCATAGGGGTTCTTAATGTACGAGTTGATCCGGAAGAAGTAGCTGCTCTTTTAGCCATACTTACGCCTCCTCTCGTATGCTCGACTAAATGGGCCCTCCAGGAATCGAACCTGGGACTTCTCGCTTATGAGGCGAGTTCTCTAACCAACATGAGATAAGGGTCCGAAAATATCCTACCACTTGCAAGAACTTACAGAGCCAACTTTATGCGAAAGGAGAAAAGCGGGCAGTTTTTTTAATCGAGGGCTGACCCTGTAAGCTCGTGTAAGTGGTAGGATAAACATAGTGTTACGGAGTGTAATCCATTTCGAATTAGTAGTAGCGTATCTCCCAACCCTTCGTGGACATATAACTATTTAAATACCAAGCGTCGAAATGTTCATACATAAACTCTTCACCGTACCCCCAATCGGTTATTGGATACTTAGACATCGCGAGGTCATCTTCAGCTAACATTTCATCAGTAATTCCATCCTCTAATACAACGACCAGCATAACATTGGATAGCGTATCCTGAAACTTAGAAGGAAGGGTTAACGTTTGATAGGTACCGTTTGATTTCACCAATTCTCCAATTATATTTATGATACTTCCGATAGTTAAGTTAGTACAATCACCAAAGCTTATAGACTTACGTATGTTTCTAAAATTACACCTCTTAAGATTGCTGCATCTTGTAAATATGTTATCGTAGTATGTAACATTACGAACATCCCACGACGGTGTTGTTTCTAATGCGGTACAACATCCAAAAGTTCCGTATAACGAAACAACGTTAGTAATATCTATAGCAGAAGCATCCGTTAAAGAAGTACAACCCCAAAACAAACTCTCTAAGAGCACTGATTTACCATCCGGAAATGACATTTCAGGAGCGCTAACTAACGACGTACAATCTTGAAACATCGAATTATAGTTACTTAACGAATTAGCAGTTATTTTACCTACATTGGTTAAGTTACTGCATCCTGCAAACATCATTCCAACATTCGTAACCTTAGGCATAACCAGATCCGGCACACTAGTTAGCGATGTACAGTTGCGACACATATACGTCGTAGTGGTTGCCGAACTAAAATCTAGCACTGTTGGAAACGTTGATAAGCTATCACAATACGCAAACATACTTTCCATATTAGTAACTTTACTAGTATCTAAAGATGTTATTCCTTCTACTGCACTATATGTAAACATGTACGAGGTGTTAGTCACGTTAGAAGTGTTCAATAGAGATACGTTTTTAATACCCGAATCGCGGAACATATATGATAACGAACTGACTGCTGGTAAGTCTAACTCTGGAATACTAGTTAAAGCGGTCGTATAGCTAAACATACTCCCCACATTAGTAGCTTTACTCGTATCTAACTGGGGAATAGAAGTTAACGACTTACAAGACGAAAACATGTTGCTGAAATTAGTAACTTGACTAGTGTTTAACGACGGTATGTTTGTTAAATTACCACATCCGTTAAACATATATGACATGTCTGTAACTTTCGATGTATTCATATCAGGAATAGAGGTTTGCGCTGTTTTATAAAACATATTTTTCATACTGGTAACATTAGCGGTGTCATCATAAAACAATACTTCTGACAAATCGACATCTACTGTAGTATTGTACATGAAGTATTCGGTTTTACCAGTAGCATCAAATAACGTCTTCAACGGACCGCTAGTACCAGGCGCCATAAGCGATTCGATAGCTGCTGGATAGTTTCGGAAACTAGTTTCATCGGAAATATCAGCGCCGTGTTCGATAAGCTTTTCTTTGATTAGGCGCTTCGTCTCCTTCAAATACTCAAGTTTATCTTCCATACAGCTCATCAAACCACCTCCCCATTAATATCATCGAGAACGTCAGACACGCGAGCTTTCAGAGAATTAGTGATTTTGTAGATACGCATTCTTTCTACATAACCGTAATCGGTCGCTAACTGAAATGTATAACCATCCGTAGGTTTCAATACATGCTTCCCATCTTCGTACGCGGCAGACATCAAACCAAAAGCCTTCATAAATAATGAAACGCCTAAGTTACATTGATCGCCATTGCTATTTGTATAATCGATATAATCTTCTACGTATAAATTTATACAATATAACATACCCGTGGCTGCGTCGTTTATTAATGACTGACAAACATAATTTCGATCGACCTTAGCGCGAGATGTACTGTATACGTCCATATAGGTGCTGAATAAATCAAATTCAATTTCAAAGTTTTGGTCTGAAGAACTATCAAACAAGAATGATAAATCGGCTTCAGTAATACGAGTCCACTCCGTCGAATACGTAAAAAGTTCCATGCTGATTGTAAACGGTGTATCGACGTCACTATATATTTTCATAAACAGATCAGTGTCGTCAAACTCTACTTCAAATTGTCGCCCTTCGTGAGTGAATGTTACTGAATGTGGGAATCCCTGCCATCGTTGTTTAGAAACAAGAGAGCCATTAATATACAACTGTACTAAGCTACCAGTCTGTGGAATTAAATCGCCGTTATTGGCAAGAATAGGAACCGAGATGTTAGGGAACCTGAATTTTCCATCCAATGTTGAACTCGGATCGTTACACGATAAATTATCAATAACGACCACCCAATCACCCGTCTCGACATCTAATACCAGTTCCTTATACTTATAACCGTCGAGGTATTCATCGACATTAGAAACCGCCTGAACAATTTTGTCCGTGCCCTCTTCGTAATTCTGAGTAGCTTCGGTTGCTATCTGTTCGTAATTCTGCATAAGCGTCTGTTCTGCCTGAATAAACTTCTCGGTATTCCCGTCGAATACACTTACCGCCCTAGAAGCTAACTCTTCGTAATCATGTATAGACTCCATAGCTGACTCAGCTATATGTTCCATTCTAGCTACGAAATCTGAATGGTCCTCGAGAACCTGTTCTGTATTATTAAGACTAGCTTTTACTTTAACGCCGGTGTACTTTGCTGTGTTCCACACATATACTGTCTCAGACTCGTCATTAGTACACACAAATCGTATAGAGAATGCTACCCTACCAACATACTTAGCTACACTACCCGAGATAAGCCAGCTAAATATCATCACAGAAGGATCATCCGCAGACAACTGGGCGTCATCTACATGGTAGAAATCGGCACTAATATCGCCTCTACCACTGGAAGCGTTTTCATAGTGAATCTCAATGAGATCGCACTGGAACATGTCGTGTCCCTCTATAGTTCTTGGGACTTCAAAGGTAAATCGCTCTGAGTTATGGTCACCCTGCATTAGGACATTCTTAGCCGAAGTAGTGCTTATTGTCCTTGTAACGGGATCAATTATGTAGTGATTATCGGTATCGTATATGCTATGAACATGACTCATACCGTCCACCTCCTTAAACTGTTTTTCAAAAATATCCCTCCGGAGAAAATATCAAGACCGCGCCGATAAAGGCAGGGGGTGTCATTTTCGGGACCCCCTCCCCCTATCAAACATTATCCTTACGGTGTACATTAAAGTAAACATGAGCACGAATAATGTTTAAAGTCATAATAATCTCCTGAATTATGTATTAGCTGATGCTGTTGTATAAGAATCAGCAGTTACTTTTATGTATTGACCAAGAAAATCGTATTCAATAACTTTATCGATTGCTCTTTGAAACTCTTCTTCTTGTTCAAATTGCATCATTGAAGATGTATAATTTGCATTTCTTGCAATCTTTCCACAAGTGTTGTAACCACACATAACATCATAAACAAACCATTGTTTAAAGTCTGTGAAAGGATTGTAAGGATTGTCAATTGTTGTTAATAAACATTGTTTCGTCAATTACTTTGCTCCTTTCAAATACTTAGAAACAGCACTTGTAGATAAGCCCACTTTTTTAGCTATTTCCTCCAATGTATAGTTACTATTAGCAAGGGCCTGTATTCTAGTCTTCTTAGCTTCTGTAACAACAGTAGTAGTTCTAGGAGTAGCCCTTTCTCTAACCTTGTCTATATCGGTGTTATTAAGAATTCGCTTTAATATAGTCTCTGATATAGCGCCTGCCTGTATGGCTTCCCATTCTCTATCAGTAATCTCTATATTACGCTGTTTTCTTGTAAGAGCACCTACTTCTGCACGACTCGCTGTCATGGCCTGGGTGCCTATTTTCTGGAGGTCCTTCTTACTCAAAGAGGGGTCTGCGGCACTCTTCTCCTGGAGGGTCACATTTGCCTTTCGAAGGGCGGCTCTTTCCAGAACGGTGTTCTTCTCGGCATCATGAAGTTTATTCATAAGAGAATCGTACTCGGCCTGATAAACTTTCTTAGCCTGAGCATCGTGTTTGATCTTGGTGGTCTTTAGCATTTCGAGACGGGCCTCATTACCGAGGGACTTCATACTATTCGCATAGTCGGCATACAGAAGTTCCATAGGGTGTCTGTGTGTGGATACCAGTTTATAAGCGTCGTCGGCCTCGGCCATACGAGTACTCTTCTGTGTCCTAGACTTACCTTTATAGGTAAGAGTGCCGTCCTTACTTTTGAAGGTCACATTACCGTCGGCGTCCACTATAGGATCACCCGGGTCATACTTAGCACGGGCTTCCGCATCATCTGCCCGGAAGGTAATCTTTTTATAGCCCCGGCCTTCTTTCTCAGTAGTGGTGTAGGTAAAGGTCTTGGTCTCCTTATCGTACTGACGAACAGGATAGTATACATCATCGGCTACCTTATAGATCTTGGCTCCTAATGGTTTAGTAGGATCATAGAACTCGTTGGGTCTGCCATTAATCTCTGGTACATTGATTCGATAAGTACCCTGTCTTTTCAGCACAGACTCTTCACCCTTAGCTCTAGATACTAATGTACCAGCACCGCCATATCTTCCGTTCTCTTTCTGCTGGAATTCTTTCTTAAGAGCATCAATATTGTTTTCGATCTCTGATCTCTTGTAATCCAGCTTATGCTTAGCGGCATCAATAACGACCATTGAGTGCTTAACTGCACGGGCGAGCTTATCATTACTAGCACCTTGAAGAGTCATGTCGGTAATCAGATTCGAGATAACACCCATTTCTTTCTGAGTGCTGTCGATCTCAGTACCATCAGCTCTCTTGTACTTCATGTATGTCATGCCCGGTACTTCGGCATATGCAGTCTTAGGATCAAAGTCCTTAAGTTCATCAAGCGGTTTCTGATTCTGAATTCTAACCTTACCAGCGGCATCGTGAGTCGGAATACACATTACTGTATCACCATCAAAGTCAGCACCCGACAACAGATCCGCGATGTGTTTATTAATACCAATCGCATCTGGTGAGTCACTACCGATAACCTGCTGAGCAAGTTTATTCTTATTGTTTACGGTAAGAATAGGTATCTCGAATGTACCACCATGAGGATACCGAACAAGCGCAAGCTTAGTACCAGTCTCATAACGAGGGGCATACACTTCTCTATCGGTCAAGGTATTAATCGGAATGATTACATGATACTTCTGACCCGGAAGTGCTGCTGCCTGAAGATTAACTGCTGCGCCATCACAACTATCTGCAAACTTCTCAAGAAGATGTTTCTTTACGGTTGGATTCTCTAGCTTACAGATCACATCGAACTCGTCATACTTGTCGGCTTTGGCAAGGTTTAGCTGCTTCTCAGCAAGATACTTAGACTGCTTGGATAAGAACTGGGATGGCAACGCGTCCTTCCATTCAGTCCAATCACCTTCAAGTTTAGTCTTATTTATAAGACCTAACTTGACATTACCATCATCGTCAGTGTATTCATTCTGTCCTCTAGGAGAGATAAGAGCTCCGAACGGATTGTCTTTATCTTCTTTGATAGGCTTCAGAACTTCATACAGTGATTTATCTCGAGTCTTGTTGGTATTGAACATAACATCGACACCATCTGGAAGATTGTCTGAGTACACAGCCATACCTTTGATGTAGTGTGTACCATCGACAAGAATACGAACCTGTGAATAGTTATCACCACTCAAAGATAAGTCTTTAACACCTCTTCGAATCTCGACAACGCCATCTTTATCAATACCCTTAAAACCATCAGGACCTACATCATCTGCATAACGAATCTGCATTCTTTTAGAATCGAGACTTTCAGGGTATTTGAATGTCCTGAACTCGCCAGTTTCTTCGCTACAAGTAAAATCCTTAATCGATGCGATTTTGTCAAGATTATAGATTTCACCGTGCTTAGTTCCAGGCTTACACAGAACCAACTGATTAGTCTGCTGACCACCAGCATTGATCTGCTTTACACCACCTGCATAGACTTCATATCCTTCGCCACGAAGCTTATACAAAGCAGTGTCTAACTTCTCTCTACTAACTCGCAGATGTTTTTCAACGTCTTTACCAATGTCGACCATTCCGGTCTCATCAACACGAGCCTTAAGGAAATCATATGTATTTTTTACTTCACGCATCTTAGCGTCAGATCTCTCATTTTCAAGGGAACGAACAGTAGACTCATTGATTCCAAGTCTACGAGCAATCTCACTTCTATTGGTGATACCATCGTCACGCAAAGCTCTGATCTTCTCGATCTGCAGAACTCTACGCTCATAATTGGCCCATGCAACTTCGGCTCTGTAGTCTTTAAGAGTCACATGTTCTCCGAACTCTTTCTTGATGTTTTCAGATGTTGGAGTCCAGCCTTCTTTCTTGAGTCGCTCAACTCTAGCCACGAAATCTTCGTTATGCTGATAGCCATTGTCCCCTGATCCCCAGGGGTATCGTCCACTGCGGCGCGGCATACCATAATGGTAGAGTTCAAGATCTTCCTGAACGATATTCATGTCTAACCCTCCTCTTCTTCAAGTCTTTCAAGCAACTTATTCAGATGGATGATTTTGTCCATGATAGGTAATACGTCTTCAGCAGTTGGATGCTCGACGACAACCTCATCGTTCTGATAAAGTCTTAATTCCATGTCGATCTCGCCAGGCTTGATTTTATACTCCAAACAAAAAAGAGCAGCATATACTAATAGCTGCCTCATTGATGCTGGAGTTTTACCTGTTTTGAGATCGTGTATTCGCAGTAGGTTATCTCTAAAAGAGATAGCATCTGCAGTACCGAAGAATCTCGGTGAATAAAATAAAACAACCTCTGTATCCATCTTGAACCCTATAGCGTCGTTTACGAACGCATATAAAGTCTTTTTGGATCGAGGTTGCTTGATTCCTAAATCAATAGTATCTTTAGCCCACTTGTGTAACTTAGTTCCGAGCTCTGCTGCTCTTCGGTTACGGTAGACTTCGATTGCTTTCTCATCATCGTAGTTAAGCCAACTTGCCTGACTCGGTGTGAATGGAGCATGAAGTCCATCAAGTTCCGAATGTCTTGCGAATCTCATCTAAAACTTCCTCCTTGTTTTCTGGATATATAAATCGAGAAAATGACATGTTGTTCATCTGCTCGACATAATACTCTTGGTTCGGTCGTCTAGCGGCATTCGCGCTCCTCTTACATTCGAGGCTAAACCATTTATCCTTAAAGAGAACTAATAAGTCAGGAATACCCTGAATCTGCTCCATCTTAAATATCATGCAGCCGGGAAGTATCTTCATTAGTTCTTTTCTTAATGAATCTTGAAATCCACTTTCTTTTTTAGTACTTCTCGCCATATTAGCTCTCCCTATAAAGACATAAGTCAAGAATAAAAGAGGCTTTATTTCCTCTCATAAAAGGGGGTGTTTTTTTCGCGAATTTTTATGAACAATTTAAAGATCTGCACCGCAATGTTTGCACATCTTACGCCTAATCATGTTAGGAAAGCCCGGCCAATACTCGCTGTTCATATAAGTGCTAGACTGCTTTCCGCAAATAGGACACTTCTCCATAGACATCTCTGCTTCCAACTCGGTAATCTGCTTCTGCTCATCATAAACCCATACGTATCCCATAAATTTAATCCTCCTTAAAATTACATTAAAAATAAAAAGAGCCTGAGTTTTTTTTTCACCCAAGCTCTTTTCTTAACTATTCCTCTGTGATTAATATCTGTAGTTCGAAACCGATTTCGCCACGAATAACGGATAGTTCGAGCCTGTCTACTATATCTATATACATAGCATTGTATTCTTCGCCTTTATAATCCGTAAACCGGTCGCGATAGTCCACGCCCAACTTGTCATAGAACAGTCTGTATATATCAAATTCATACACAGGTTCTGTTACACAAAAACCTTTCATTAGTCGTTTGTATCGCCTATACATTTCCATACGTAATTCATAAATGGCAATGCCTACCTCATGCACAGTAGATTTAAAACATATTCCGAATACAGGCTCGTAAAATAAATCTTGTTTCTCCTGACATACGATTGTATCGTCCATATAATCACTCTCCTTTCATTATAGAAGGTGTTTTTCTCGCTACTCCTTAAAATATCTAAAATCGTCTGCACTACAATTGAGAGCTTTGGCTATCTTGTCAATGTGATAACCACTCGGTGTAGATTTACAAGTCATATACAAACTAAGCATCTGTTCGCTAATACCGGTATCCCACGACAACATCCTCTGAGTAACACCTCTAGACCGCATAGCTGTTTTTAATCGACGAGCAAATTCGAATCGATACTCGTATTCTGTCATTTTGTTTGGATCTCGCGGTAAGAACCGTACAGTACCTGAAATATCATCATACAGATTCTCCCCATCCTTATCTTTGTAAATCATTTGATTCGGACCAGCATATCTATAATCGCTAGTTCCTTCGTCTCCGAACTTCTTTATGAAATTGCGGATTATGTAATCGGTGAGTTTTCGTTCCATAAAAACCTCCTTAATTATTTTTCTGCTACAAAAATTGCAAAAATTTTCACATTGTTATTTTTTTTTTATTTTAACGATTATTATAATATATTTTAATTTTCTCCTTTTTACAAAAAAAATAAAATATTTAAAAAAATGCGAATTATTGTAGCAGAAAAAATCATTTTTAGCCCATTTTTCTCGATTTTAGCCAAAAAACGTATTTAATCTGCTACAAAAAATAATTAATCTGCTACAAAAAATAATTAATCTGCTACAAAAAATAATTAATCTGCTACAAAAAATAATTAATCTGCTACAAAAAATAATTAATCTGCTACAAAAAATAAT